GCCTTGTGTTTTTGAAACAGCAACTTGGAGGGTGTAAATATGGTATTTAAATCATCAATCAGATATCTAGATTATGTTTGCGACCCCCCAACCATAACAATAGAAGCCAATTATCCAGCTGGAAGTGTGTATTTGTTAATAGATTTAAAAGTTCACGATAAATCAGCACTTAATGCGCAATATAAATTGCATTTTACCAACAGCATCACCAAAGAAGATATTAATAAAAAAGTTAAAACCTTTTGTAATGCAATATTGTTATTTACTAAAGATGAAATATATGAATATGTCGACGAAGATAAAACTATGCTAGCCTTATATGCACATCAATACTTACAAGAAGTAAAGACTCGCACTGGAAGTCTTATTTGGAAAAGACCTTAAGAACGGAAAATATCTTTAAGTTCTAGTAAATCCATCACTTTCTTATAGGTCATATATTTGTGGAGATTTGAATTAATAAAAAGTTTTAAATCTTCGTATTCAGTGGAAAGTGTCATGACCATGAAATTGATAAACACTGAATGCACCATTCCAACCAATTCTCCTTTATGATTTACAATCATGGAGCCAGAACTTCCCGGAGCTGCAGGTAGTGTATACCAATCTGAATTGCCGTATCTTCCATTATAGCGACCCTCAAGAATTGGGGCAGCGTTTGGTTGAAATAAACCTCGCGGCGCCGCTATATTATATATACGATCTCCAGGTTTCGGTTTTTCGCGTGCTATACGCACTGCGCGCACATCGTTAGTTAAATCTTTTGCAAACATTAAACATACATCGATATCAACATCATAAGTTAAAACCTTAGCAGTGTATTTTTCTCCGTCCAATCTATAGACTCTATATCGTGAATGTATTTTGTCTGTTTGAAATTTTATTGGTGCAGCATCTGTGCAAACATGCGCAGCTGTAATAATAAAAGAGCCGTCGCTAACTACTTTCATAATAAAACCCGAAGCAGCTGAATCAAAATTCATAATTGCACATCGATCTTCAAAACATCTAGATATTGATAATCTTTTTTTTATGTGTACAAAAGATGTTCTGGGCAATATGTCGCTAGCTGTTGCTGTGTATTTAAGATTGGCGCTGCTGCAACTGCATGCATTGCAAAACAACGATGTTGTTAATAATATTAGAAAAAATACTGATATTTTTTTCTTCATTCATGAGTACCTCCTTTAATAATTATTAATTAAGAAAACAATTGTTCTTTTTACGTGAATATATTTTTTCTTTATGCTATAATCGTTGAGATAACTATTTATTTTGATAAAGAAATTTTTATGGCTAAAAAAATATATATCTTAGATACTAGTGTATATTTAACCGATGCACGTGCTTTGTCTTCATATGGCAATAATGATATTGTAATTCCATTAAAAGTCTTGGAAGAGGTGGATAAGCATAAAAAAAGACAAGATAGCGTAGGAACAAATGCGCGCAAAATTATTCGCAAATTAGATTCTTTAAGAGAGAAAGGAAGTCTCTTTAAAGGTATACGAATAGAAAAAGGTAAAGGGTTGGTCTCGGTAAAAAGATTCGAATCTATAGATTTACCACATGATTTTAATCCAACAATACCAGATAATGAAATCATTGGTGTGGCGTTAACTGAAAAAAGAAAAAATCCAAAAAGAAAAATAATTGTGGTTTCTCGTGATATTAATATGCGAGTTAAATGTGATGCTATTGGATTATTGACCGAAGATTATGTTACCAATCAAGTTGTCAAAGACACAACACACTTATACACAGGCTTTACTACACATTTAGTTGATGAGCAAATAATTGATCAATTTTATGCTGGAGAACAAATATTTGTATACAAAGAGGACGTTAAGTTAGAGCCAAATGAATTTTTAATGTTGGTGTCAAACTCCAACGAGAAAAAAACAGCTTTAGCAAGATTTTTTTCGTACTCCGAGCCTTTGAAGAGAATTAATGGAGAATATAAAAAAGGAATCTGGGGAGTAAAACCAAGAAACAAAGAACAGGCATTTGCTTTAGATCTTTTAATGGATCCAAAGATTAAAATTGTTACATTAGTAGGCAAAGCCGGTAGTGGAAAAACTCTATTAGCAATTGCAGCTGGCTTAGCACAAATGGTTGAAGAAACAAAAGAATCTATATATCGAAAATTAGTTGTTTCTAGACCAATTCAACCTCTGGGAAAAGATATTGGATATTTACCAGGCTCAATGGAAGAAAAAATGACTCCATGGTTGGCTCCGATTCAAGATAATCTTCAATATTTGATGGGTAACGATAAAGAAACTTTAGGAATATACATATCTCAGGGAATGATTGAAATTGAAGCTTTAACATATATACGAGGTCGATCAATTGCAAATGCATTAATGATTGTGGATGAAGCTCAAAACTTGACAGCACATGAATTAAAGACTATAATCACTAGAGTTGGCGAAGGAACTAAAATAGTTTTAACTGGAGATATAGAACAAATTGATAATGTGTATGTGGATGAGGTATCAAATGGCCTAGCATATGCTGTAGAAAAATTTAAAATGTATGAAATAGCAGGACACGTAACGCTAATAAAAGGCGAACGTAGTAAAGTTGCGACATTAGCAGCAAAAGTGCTTTAAATTCTTGACAAAGTTTATTAAAATGATATAATGATGGAGGTTTGATATGAATGTAGAGCAAACGAATAGTGAAAATCCGGATTTGTTAGAGCCAATTGAGCCGGATACTGAAGTGAAAAACTGGCTTGTTGAATATGTTGGAGAAAAATTAGCACCAGAGGATAATCAAGTGACTGTGGAAATGGTTATTAAGGTTGTGGCAAAAGAATTTCCAGAGTTTTTATTACCAGTTGCTGAAGAAAATTTTATTCGTGGATATCGGCAAGCATTGGACGATGTTGAAGAAGGGAAGCAGCTCGTGGAAGAAGAGACGGCCAAAAGACAACTTGAAACAGATGATTGAATATATTAAAGAATCTAATAGATCCGCACAACAAAATAATCGTGAAAGGCATATATACGGTACAATTCCAGTGTATCTAAAAGATCACCTATTAACAGATGTTGATCTAAATGCAGTATTGGCCGATGTGCAGCGATTAATTCCTAGGAAATTTGTATCAAATATTGACATTATTTATGTTGGAGATTTTAAAGATTTTCACAAGGACAATCGCGATTTTAATGCAATGTATGAACATGGCGCATTATACATTTCCAACGACCAAGATGATAAAAATGATATGATTGATGATATAGTTCATGAAATTGCGCATGCCGTTGAAGAGCAATATTATAAATATATTTATTCTGATAATAGTGTCGAAAGGGAGTTTTTAGGAAAAAGAAAAAGGCTATATCATATCTGCAAGCAAGAAGATTTAGAACCTAGTTATAATCAATTTCTGGAAACGGAATATGATTTAAATTTTGATAATTATTTACACAAACAGGTAGGATATCCGACTTTAAATTCTTTAGTGATAGGATTGTTTTATTCCCCATACGCTGTTACTTCGTTAAGAGAGTATTTTGCTAATGGATTTGAAAACTATTTTTTAAAAGAACCAAATTATTTAAAAAAAATCAGTCCTTCCTTATACAAAAGAATTGATGATCTGGTCATGAATATTGAACCGGGAGGAAATAATGAAATATAATCTAGATTACGAATATGATATTAAAACTGTAGGAAACGAGTTAGTACTGATAGTTGAGTTGCGTGTTTATAAGTATAAACGAGATTTGCTTAATAAGCCAAAAATTTTTACCAATCGCGATGCGCAAGAATTGTTAGCGGAGAAAGAAGGATATAAGAATCTTCCATTGAAAAAGGCATGCCAGGCGTATAATAATGGCCTAGGATCTAATAAGGGAACATGGATTTTTCTTCTTCCAGAAACACAGAAAACAAATACGAAAGTTAAAACTAAGGCCCATCAGGCGCCCAAGGTCAAAGAGGTTGCAAAAAAAGAAAAGCAACCATCCAATACTCAAAAAGCCAATTCAACTATGGCCGCTATTAAAGCGTCACGTTCGAAAGGCAAAAAATAATAAGGTAATAATGTCTCACATATCTTTTTCAGAATTAAAAATTTGGGCTGACTGCCCTTTCAAACACAAATTAATTTACATTAACAAACTTAAGGGATTCGAGGGCAACGTGCACACAGCTTTTGGAAGCGCAGTTCATTCAGTGTGCGAACAAAAACTTTTAAATGAACATCTAGATGAAAAAAAGCACTTTCAAGAGATGTTTTTAAAGGAATTAGAATCCTTACCAGAGGATATCAAAAATAATTTAAATAAAAAATTAGTTAATGAAATGAGGTCACAGGGTGATATGTTGGCTCCATTGATTATTCCTGAGCTTAAAAATCATTTTGGAGAGTTTAAACTAATTTCTGTAGAGGAGCAACTTTTTGAACCAATAAAAGAATTTGTTAAAAATGAATTCGATTTTAAAGGTTTTATTGATTTAGTAATACAAACTCCAAATGGCAAATATCATGTTATTGATTGGAAAACGTGTTCTTGGGGATGGGATTCTCGCAGAAAGAATGAAAAAATGACAACCTATCAGTTAACATTTTATAAACATTACTGGGCATTAAAGCATAATGTTGACCCAGCTGATGTTGAGACTCATTTTGCCCTTTTAAAAAGAACGGCCAAGCACAACAATGTGGAAATATTTAGAGTCACAAGTGGGAAGAAAAAAACTGAAAATGCCCTTAAAATGTTAAAAAAAGTTTTATACAATATAAATAATAAAATGTATATAAAAAATAAGCTGTCATGTGTCGGTAGATATGGCGCATGCGATTTTTATAAAACCAAACATTGCCCATAAACAAGATTAAGGGGAAATAGTGAAAAAAAGAACAATTTTAACAATAAGTGATGTACCTTTTTCACCTTCTGGCGTAGCCGGCCAAACAAAATATATGATTGAAGCGATGCTCCGAACTGGTAAATATAAATTTATTAGTTTGGGTGGTGCAATCAAACACAAAGAATACAAACCTATTCGAACTCAAGAATGGGGAGATGATTGGATAGTGTTTCCAGTTGACGGATACGGAAACCAGGAAATAATACGATCTTTAATTCGAAATCATCGACCTGATATATTGTGGTTTATGACAGATCCAAGATTCTGGGAGTGGCTATGGCTAATGGAGCATGAAATCAGGCCACAGGTGCCAATGGTTTATTATCATGTGTGGGATAATTATCCATATCCGGATTTTAATAAATCGGCATACGAATCTAATGATTTGGTCGCCACGATATCCAAAGTTACAGATGATATTGTAAAAACTGTTGCTCCCGGCGTGGAATCTGTTTATGTGCCACATTCCGTAGATACAAATGTTTTTAAAAAGTATTCACGTGAACCTATAGAAGAATTCTCCAAGAAGGGTTTCGGAAAGAATTTTGATAAAAATAAGAAAATTTTCTTTTGGAATAACAGAAACGCTAGAAGAAAACAAAGCGGTTCGTTGATTTTTTGGTTTAAAGAGTTTTTAGATATTGTTGGCCATGAAAATGCGTCTCTTGTTATGCATACGGACGTGAATGACGAACATGGACAAGATTTGAAAAAAATAATAGAGTATTTAAATCTGACAAATGGCCAAGTATATTTTTCCACACAAAAGGTTGATCAAAAAACGTTAGCTTTAATGTATAATATGGCTGATTGCACAATTAATATCTCAGATGCAGAGGGTTTTGGATTAGCAACGTTAGAATCGTTAGCTTGTGAAACACCTATTATAGTTAATATGACAGGAGGTTTGCAGGAACAAGTAACAGATGGTGAGAGTTGGTTTGGTGTTGGAATCGAACCAACCTCCAAAGCGGTAATCGGCTCTCAAACTATTCCATATATTCGCGAGGATAGGCTGTCTCAAGAAGTTGTTGTTAACGCCTTGTTAAAAATTTATAATATGTCCAAAGAAGAGTTAACAAAATTAGGAAAAATGGGAAGAAATCATGTCATGACCAATTATAATTTTGAAAAATATGGTAAACAATGGGATGAAGTGTTTACGATGATAATAGAAAAACATGGTTCGTGGAAAAACAGAAAAAATTATAAATCCTGGGAATGCAAGGAAGTGATATGATTAAAAAAGTTTTAATACGTGGTCCAGCTTTAACGAGAAGTGGCTATGGAGAACATACTAGATTTGTGCTTAGGTCGCTTCGAAGTCGTCAAGAACAATTTGATATATATCTTCACACCACCAACTGGGGAGAAACCGGCTGGCTTAAGGACGATGATGAAGAAAGAAAATGGATGGACTCCTTACTGGTAAAAACCATAGAACACGAACAAAGAAATGGTACGTATGATATATCATTTCAAGTTACAATACCAAATGAGTGGGAACGCTTAGCGCCGGTTAATATTGGAGTTACAGCCGGAATAGAAACAACAAGAATTGCGCCCATTTGGCTAGAGCGCGCCAATATGATGGATAGAGTAATTACGATATCAGAGCATTCCAAAAAAGGTTTCATAAACACTGTTTATAAAGGCACACACAAAGATACAAATCAAGAAATGGTTCTTAAATGTGAAACGCCTGTGCATGTTGTACATTACCCGGTTAGAAAACATGATGTAGTTGATTTGGATATTGACTTTGAGCCTGATTTTAATTTCTTGGTCATGGCTCAGTGGGGCCCAAGAAAAAACTTGGTTAATACTATTAATTGGTTTGTTGAAGAATTTATAGATCAAAATGTTGGATTGGTACTTAAAATTTTTGGTAGAAATAATTCTATAATAGACCGCCGTGCAGGCTACACACAAATTAGTGAGCTTCTTGCAAGATATCCACAAAGAAAATGTAAAGTTTATTTATTGCATGGAGACATGACAGATCAAGAAATTTATAGCCTCTATCACCATCAAAAAATTAATGCTTTTGTATCTCTAGCTCATGGCGAGGGTTTTGGTTTACCATTATTTGAGGCAGCTTATTGTGGTATGCCAGTTATTGCACCAGATTGGAGCGGACATGTAGATTTTCTATACATGCCAGTCAAAAATAAAAAAGGAAAAATTAGAAATCGTGCAGCATATGCTAAAGTTGATTATGACCTAGGCCCTATACAGAAAGAAGTTGTTTGGGATGGCGTTTTGTTGGCAGACTCGATGTGGTGTTATCCGAAACAAGGAAGTTACAAAATGAAGCTTTGCGAAATATACAAAGAACATGGAAGGTACAAAAAAGCTGCAAAACAATTGCAAAACCATATACTAGAAAATTTCACCCCAGAGCAACAATATGAGAAATTTTTAAATTCTGCGTTTGGTGAGGTGGTAATAGAAAATTTTGATTATATTTTTGTGAGCGATATGTTTTCTGAGGAAATAGGAACTGGAACAGGTGTCGGTGGCGCCGAGCTAAGCTTGCAGAATCTTATTGATGAATGTGCAAGCAAGAGTGTCAATATAAATTCAAGAAGTTTGTCTAAAGAGATATTAACTACTCATGCCGGCAAAAAATGGATTTTTGGCAATTATAGCACTGCCGATTTTAACTTGTTAAATCTATTTGCTGAAAACGGTGTTGATTATTCCGTGGTTGAATTTGATTATAAATTTTGCAGATATAGAAATTTAGATTTACATAAGCTTTTAGAGAGCGAAGAATGTACGTGCGCCAAGCATACTCATGGAAAAAGTATTGATAAATTTTTAAGCGGTGCCAAAAATATATTTTTTATGTCTGAAAAACAAAGAGACATCCATTTAAAAGAACTACCGAATTTGGATGCTAATAAGTGTATTGTTCTTTCTTCTGTGTTCAATGAAGAAAAACTAGACAAAATGAAAAAGTTGAGAGAGGGAAATAAAGACAATAAAAATAATGTCTGGGTTGCTCTAGGTACAGATAATTGGGTTAAAGGATCTAAAACTGCGCAGCAGTGGTGTAAAGAAAATAATTTGGATTTTGCAGTTTTGGAAAATAAGACTCACGATGAGGCTTTATCAATGCTAGCTGGAGCTAAAGGTTTGTGTTTTACGCCGGCCGGTGCAGATACATGCCCTAGATTAGTTATTGAAGCTAAACTTCTTGGTTGTGAGCTACATTTAAACGAAAATGTGCAACACACTGAAGAAGAATGGTTTAATACTGATGATTTAAATAAAATAGATTCTTATTTGCGTGAAGTTCCACAAAGATTCTGGAGCCACTTTAGTGAGTGACATTATTCAAACTTTGTGGATAGGTGATGATCTGTCTCCAATGGAAAGACTGTGCTTGTCTTCCTTTGTATATCACGGTCATGACGTACACTTGTATGTTTATTCTGACGTTAAAGGTATACCTGATGGTGTGGTTGTAAAAGATGGGAATGAGATATTACCTGAAGATATGATCTTCTTGTACAAAGACCATAAAAGCTTTTCAGGGTTTTCAAATTATTTTAGATATAAATTAGTTTTAGAAAAAGGCGGATATTGGATTGACGCCGACATGGTTTGTTTAAAAAAGTTTGATTTTGATACTCCTTTCGTGTTTTCTTCTGAAGAGGTTTTACCTCTCCGACAAAATAATACACATATTAATGCCGGCATAATTAAGGCACCAAAAAGAAGCCCGGCAATACAGCATGCTTTTGATGTGTGCATGTCTAAAGATAGAGAAAATCTGGTTTGGGGCGAGATTGGTCCCAGGTTGGTTAAATCAACGGTAGAAAAATTTAATCTTCAGCAGTTTGTTAAATCATATAAGACTTTTTGTCCAATTGCTGGGTGTGAGTGGTTTTTGTTAATCAATCCAGAATATAAGTTTGATTTTGAAGATGAAGGAATTTATGGAATTCACTTGTGGAATGAAATGTGGCGAAGATCAAACGTAGATAAAAGTTTAAACTTTCATCCCGATTCTTTATATGAAAAGCTTAAAAGGAAATATTTGTAATGTGTAGTAAAAAAATGAGACAAATTAATATTAGAGAAAAACTCAAAGAAATTGGCATGCCGCTTGAAGAGCTTAATTTGGGCAACTTTGATCAAATTGGTGAATATACTGCGAAAAAAACTAGATCTCCAGACAGCACACTTTATAAATCTGTTGGATGTTTTTTTCGCCCAAACTATGAAAGAGGATTGCTTATTTATAGTTTGATTAAAAAATATAATCTTACGTCATTTTTAGAAATTGGCTTTGGAAGAGGATACGGTACTTTTTGTGCGGCCATGGCCCTACAAGAAAATGGTGGAGGAAAAATTATCACAATTGATCCATTGTTTAGTGATAAAAACACGAAGCAGCATCTAGATAGATTAAAAGATACTTTTCCAAGAGAATGGTTTTTTACAAATGAAATTCAATACCTATCAGGTTATTCTCAATCTATTTTACCATCATTAAATGAGAAATTTGATCTTATTTATATTGATGGCGACCATACGTATAAAGCTACAAAATGTGATTGGCTAAACACTAAAGGCAAGTTTAATAAGTTTCTTCTTTTTGATGATTATCATCTTCCAACGAAAAAACAAAAAGATATTGAATGTGCCAAAGCAATTGATGAAATAGATGATTTTGATAAAGAGCTTATTATCATGGATAGGAGAATATTTTTTGATGATCGTAGAATTCCGGATGAGGATATTGACTATGGGCAGGTTTTAATTGAAAGAAGATCTCTGTGAAAGTTTTATTTCTTTGTGATAAAAATTCGTATGTTACGAAGATGTCGAGAGTCCGGTACCATTCTATAGAAGCCATTGGTAAGATTTGTGAATTAAAATGGTCTGGAACAAATTGGGAAAACTATGACAACAGTTTAACAGTCCAAGATAATATTGATATTTTATATGCAGGCAAAGAAAAACCAGATGTAGTAATAGCTTATAAGCCGTTAGAGTTAAATGAGTTTTCCAAGGTAAAGCAAACAAAGTGTATTCGTTACAATGAAATGTACGATATTAAGTGGACAAGGAAAGAAATAGATGAAAGTGGCGCCGACATCGTACTATGTCATCATTTAAACGATATGAGACAATATGAGGAAATATACAAAGACAGCGATATTAAATTTATAAACGTCCCTCACAGCGCAGAACAAACAGTTTTTAAAGACTATGGATTGAAAAAGCAAATTGATTTGCTTCTTGTGGGTTCGATATATTATAAATCACTATTGGGAAGTCATTATCCGCTGCGCGCAAGAATGGTTGACATATTAAGAAAAATAAATGGTAAATATGAGTGTGGAATATATCCACACCCTGGAGGCGTTCATTACGACGCTCATACAGGCAAATATGCAATTGAGTTTGCTAAAGCCATAAATTCAGCAAAAATTTGTATAACATGCAGCGGTGCACCCAAGTCTAGATTTGGAAAATATATAGAAATCCCTATGTGCGGAACAGCAATTGCTGCCGACATGCCGGGAGAGCAGCAAGAAGACTTTTCTAAATTTTTAATTGAAATAGATATGTCAATGTCGGATGATCACATTATAGATAAATTAAGTTTTTATCTCAAAAACGACGAAGAAAGACTTAAGAAAGTTAAAGAAGGATTAAAATACGCCTCTCAATATACTCATGAAGAATATGCAAAAAGATTTATGAATGAAATTAGCGGAGTAATATAGGTTATGGGCAATTCAGATTATGAACTTTCGAAAAATTTATATACGCCCTATGTGCAAGACAATGTTGATTTAAAAAATGTTAGAAGCATTGCATGGTTGGGTTGGCAAAGTGCAAATATATTCATAGAAAATGTTATTACGAAATGTCCCAATTTAGAAAAAAGTGATTTATATGACATTCAAACTGATTTAGGTGCACAATATTGGGAGATAAACGAAGATTGGGATATTTCTGATTACGATTTGGTTATTTGCTTCAGAACGACAGTGTTTGTAAAGGATAAAAATCATTTTTTAAGAAATTTGAAAAAGACAATTGAAAACAATGGAAAAGTAATTGTTGATTTTTTATTGCCACCAATACAATATCTTAGCCAATTTCCTGTAGCTGTACGTAATGCGCTCAGGTATATAAACATTTCTTATGAGCAAGATTGTTTTATTAGTTGGTGCCAGCTTACACCAGAGCCGACTGACGTTGAATCCACGCACGTGCGCACAGAAAAATGCTATGCGTCCTTGCATAATCGCAGTGGTTTATATACGACAACACAGATTCGAATTACCACATACAGAAATATTTCCGGTTATACTCTTTTGCCTTGTTTCGATGTTTCGATATATCCTGGGAATTATAAGGCGCGCACTGGTGTCTCTTTTCCTGAAAAGTGTTCGTTTGTTACAGAAGAAGAAAAACATATGTTACTTGAAGAAGATTTTTATAAACATGGCATTCACCACATGGTGAAATCTTTTGGATTTGATTATTTTTTAAATTATTTACCTGTGTGGCACGTGCGCCCGGATGCCGGGATTTTTTATGACGGCACGGTAGGTGAAAAAACATGTACAACATTGTTTACATTTCAAAAATAAAAACTATAGAAGGAATAAAAAATGCAATTTGAATGGTTAAATTACTTATGCGAATATTATAATGTTTCTGAGGAAGAAGCAATTAAATTAGGTACACGCGCAGATGGAAGAAAACCTTCATTACCAGGATCAAAAACTTGTGAACCGGTATCCAATATGACAATGGAAGATATTTGGGCGCTAAAAGAGCGTAAAACAGAAAAAGATATATTTGATTTTTATATCGCTCAAGGTGCATGGAGTGTATTTAGACAGTGTGTGAGGCATCAAGATCTTGTAAATTTACATCTTTCTATTTTGAAACCGTTCATAAAGGATGATATACATATTTGCGAGTATGGGTGCGGGGTAGCGCCTTTTTCTTTTTCGCTTTGCAATATGGTAAAGCAAGATGTTAATGTGGATATATCGCTAACGGATGTTGATGGCTGCGAACATTTGATTTTTGGAAATTGGCGCTTGAACAAGTTAAAAGAAAGTAGAGAACTAGAGAATGTTAACATATATGTAAAACCAGTTAAACCAAATACACTTCCAATATATGATAAAAAAATTGATATTGCAATAATTTTTGAAGTACTTGAGCATATTCCAAGTCCCATGAGAGTATTAGCTAATTTAATGAAGCAAATGAATTCTAAAGGGGTGCTAGTTGAAAACTTTATCAAGCACGAACACGATCCAAATGAGGAACTTGGATGTGATTTACTCTCCGCAGCGCTCGAAAGGGAACAATATTATGAAATTATAAAATTTAATTTTGATTTAATTGGTGGCATGCCTCCTGAACAAGACCCTGCTGGAACTAGATTGTGGCAATTAAAGTATTGATATGAAGGTTTTTTCACTAGCACCAAGAGAAAATTGGATTCTCGACAGAATTATCAAAGAATGGAAGAGTTTAAAACCTGAATACCATACAGATAATCCGACAGAGGCAGATTTATTGTGGATAATTAGTCCATGGTTATGGAGGCACGTGCCGGTTAAGCTTCTTGTTGAAAAAAAAGTGGTTATGACAATTCATCATATAGTCCCTGAAAAATTTACAGAAGCTTCATTGCGAGATTTTAAAGAGAGAGATCGGTTCGTTGATCAATACCACACTCCTTGTCAAAAGACTAAAGAATTCATTTCTCAATTGACAACGAAGCCAATAGATGTGATTGGGTATTGGTACAATTCAAGCATATGGCAGCCGGCTGACAAACTAAAAACTAGAAAAAAATTTAATATCCCCTCTGATGCGTATGTTGTGGGAAGTTTTCAGAGAGATACTGAAGGCTCCGACTTGGCTAGCCCCAAGTTGTGTAAAGGGCCCGATCTTTTTGTTGAAACGATTAAAAAGATTGACAAACAAAACTTGTTTGTTTTACTTGGAGGTTGGCGCCGCCAGTATGTTATTAAGCGACTTAAAGAAGAAAAAATTAATTTTCATTTTATAGAAATGGCGCCGACAGAGACATTAAGGGACATGTATGCATGCTGTGATCTTTATATTGTTGCCTCTAGAGTTGAAGGTGGCCCACAAGCAATTTTGGAAGCTTCTGCTATGCAGATACCAATTGTATCTAGAGATGTTGGGATGGCAACTGCTATATTAAATAAGAATTGTATAGTCGACATGCCAAAAGAGTTTTATATTCCAGTTAACAACGACGTAGAGATTTGTTATAATAACGTTAAAACGTATGACATGAACATATTAGTTGATGAATATGTAGATTTGTTTACAAAAACCATTAGAGAGGGTAACAAATGAACATAGGTGTTGTAGGTATTGGTATCGTCGGCAGCGCGGTTTATGAGAGCTTAAGGCGCCTAGAACACAATATGTCTGCGCACGACGTAAAGTATGATGGTTCTACAATTGAAAGCGTACTTGAGACTGATGTTTGCTTTATTTGTGTGCCTACACCTTCTAGAGAGAGCGGAGAATGCAATGTTGATATAGTTGAGTCTGTTGTCGGTGATTTAAACGAGCTTAATTATCAAGGCGTTATCGCTATAAAATCAACGGTTACTCCGGGTACAATTAATAATCTATCAAATATTTATCCAAATTTAGAATTTTGTTTTGTACCTGAATTTCTAAGGGAGAGATGTGCACTTGAAGATTTTGTTGACAATCACGACTTGTGTGTTATAGGCACTGACAACACTGCAGTATATGAAAAACTTAAAAAAATTCATGGAAATTATCCACAAAAGTTTATACAACTGCCTCCTCTAGAAGCAGAGTTCGTAAAATACTTTAACAACGTTTACAATGCAACACTAGTGACATTTGCAAATAGCTTTTATGAAGTTTGTAAGGCAAACGGCGCAGATTATACAAAAATAAAAAATACAATTGTACAAAGAGAGCACATCAACGATGTTTATCTGAGTTGTGACGAAGATCTTAGAGGCTTCGGCGGCCCATGCCTACCCAAAGACACTAGAACTATTGCAGCATTGGTCAAAAGAAAAAGCTTAAATGTAGATTTTTTTAAAATGTTATTAGAAGAAAACTCTAAATATAAGACAACAGTTTTTAAAGGGATGCGAGAAGAGTGAAATGTGTTTTAGTTACCGGTGCGGCAGGCTTTTTAGGTAGTCATTTATGCGATAAATTATTGGCTCATGGCTATAAAGTTATCGGAGTGGATAATTTTTTTAGAGGCAAAATAGAAAATTTGCCGGAACATGATAATTTTTATTTTTATGCATGCGATGTTTCGAAGGACTTACACACTCTAAAAGATATAATGACAACTCATCTACCAGAAATAGTATTTCATTACGCTGCTATTAATGGCACTCAGTATTTTTATGACATACCATATAAAGTGTTCGATGATAATGTAGCCATGACGCAAACAATTTTGGCTGCATGCGATCACCCAAACAGCAGGGTTAAAAAAATACTTTATGCATCTTCTTCTGAAGTATATGGGAATAATCCGCCAACTCCAACACCGGAAGAACACCACATTCTTTTAAATGTTTATTCTGACAGAGATAGCTATGCATCTTCAAAAGCTTTGGGTGATTTTTATGTTAAACATTTTTGTAAACAAAAAAATATAAGTTATGTTATTTTAAGAATATTCAATACATACGGACCTAGAATGGACGTAACAAAATATGGCCAAGTCGTACCCGAATTTATAAGAAAAGCTCATTCTCAGGAGCGATTTACTATAATAGGCACTGGTAAACACACAAGAAGCTTTTGTTTTGTAGAAGATCATGTTGAAGCTGTTGTAAGACTTATCGACATGTCTGACAATGAAATAATAAACATTGGCAATGATGAAGAAGTCACCATAGAATATTTAGCCAAAACAATTAATCAAATATTAAATAAGGAATACAATCCAGCTTATTTACCAGAAAGAGATTATGATACCCTGAAAAGACAACCGGACATCAACAAATTAAAAAAATATATTGGTGAACATAAATTTGTAGGGCTAAATGAGGGACTTTATGAAACTATAGCTTGGTATATACAAGAAAAAAAATGAAAATTTATTTAAACAGAAGACCTGTACATGGCCCATGGGGCGGTGGTAATAAGGTTGTAACCAATTTGTTTGAATCTTTGACAAAGCTAGAACATCAAGTTGTGTTTACGTTAGAGGAAAACATCGATTTAATTTTTTGCTTTGATCCTCGACCAAATGAATTTAGCGAGTGGTATCGACACATTTTAAATTATAAAATTGCCCATCCTCATACAAAAATAATTCAAAGGGTTGGGGATCTTGGCACACATGGTAAACCAGAACTAACTAATCTTGTTGCACGTGCTGTCGATTTATCAGACTATTTAATTTTTCCTAGCGAATGGGCTAAAGAATATTTAGACTACAAGGGGCAAAATTTTAGCGTTATTCATAACGCACCTTTGAATGTGTTTCATAAATATAAAAAGAACAACAATTTAAATGAAACACTGAGCGTTGTGACCCATCATTGGTCAACAAATCCAAAAAAAGGGTTTAAGTATTATAAGCTATTTGACGATTATATAGGTGAACACAAAGATATTTCTTTTACTTTTGTAGGTCGCATGCCCAAAGACTGTAACTTTAAAAATGTTAATTGTGTAGAAGCTACAGGAGATAATGATTTTTTAGCAAACCTACTTTCTAAACATGATATATATTTAACAGCGTCAGAAGAAGAAGCAGGCGCAAATCATGTCCTAGAAGCATTGGCAGCCGGTATTCCTGTTATTTATCACAATAACGGAGGTAGCATATTAAATTATTGCAGTGAATATGGATTAGGGTACGACAACTTTGAGCAAATGATTGCGTGCATTCAAGAGATTAAAAACAGCTATAATAAATATAAAGAAAAAACAATGAACTATGCATGTACAATTAACGATATAATAGAAGAATATATAAGGGTAATAGAACATGTACATGGTTAACATAAGCATCGATGATGTGTCTCCTCATCCTCTATCTTCAGTTAAAGTTTTGGAGCGATGTTATGAGCTTATAGAAGAATATGAACAGATTAAATTTACTTTATTCGTTCCCATGGCTTATTGGAGAACAGTTGGCAACACAGCAACAAAAGGACCTCTTTTCATAAATCATTTTTCAGATTTTTGTGAAACCTTGAAACAATTACCTTCGGAAAATTTTGAACTTGGATATCATGGTTACCATCATGGAATTCCAGGTGTCTCCAATAATGATGAATTTAAAAAAATTAATTTTCAAAATGCTGATAGTTTATTTAAGATGATGTTCAAGATAGCAGAAGCTGCAGATCTTCATAATACATTTAAACCTATTTTCAGACCTCCTGCGTGGAAGATGTCTAAAGATGCAATCAATGCCTCTAAAAAAAATAATATAAAAATCTTAACCTTTTCTCCGAGATTTCCACATGAAGAAGAGTTTGATAAGATTGTATACGCAACATGTAATCCTCCATTTGATCCTTTGGAGTTTTCTGAAAAAACTGAAATTGTATATCATGCATGCGAGTGGGATAGAAATTATTTAAACAAGGACATGTCTGAGAGTTTAAAAGATTTTTTATCCAGTGAAAGAGAAAATATAGAATTCTGTTTTATGGAAGGAATGCTTTAGTGGGCCGCTCAAATATATTTTTATTTCCTTTTTACAAACAACATATTAAACCAGAAGGTGAAGTTGCTTTGTTGGGCTTTACTGAAAATGGCTTATTCGAAGGAGATTTATATGATCTTAGTCTAAACAATTGGAACATTAACAGCGATTGGAAGTTAGAGAAAAAGTATGACACTATAATCTCCCTAAGATGTCCTTATTTTGCGAACAATCCCGAGGATTTTATAAAAAGGTGTTATCAAAATTTAAATGAAGGCGGAAAATTATATGCAGATTGGGGCTTGGGCGATCATTGGAGATTCGAAAATTATAAATTAGGCTGGGTCAAAGATGGAGAACACGAGTGTGCTTATGGAAAAGATAATTTTCTTTGGTCGACTGTTTGGGATGATTCGTTTATTAAAAATTCTGAATTTGAACTTTTTGGAGCAAGGGTCGCCAAATATGGCTATATAAAAAATATAAAAGAGTCCATTTTCGAAGAAACTCCAAAAGTTTTAAAAATAAATACCATTAAAAAATATTTTGATATCTCGTATAATATAAGAGCTTTATGGTCTGATAAACCTCAATTATATATTTTAATTTCTGGCATCAAGAACTGAGTGAATCAAAAGGAGAAATAATTGAGAATAGCTATTTTATTGCATGGTTTGGCCGGCACAGCAGACAAATACAACACTGGATCACCTCTACCGGTTAACTTATCATATAATCATTTTAAAAAATACATTTTAAACATTAATGAAAACGTAGATGTTTTTATGCATTCTTGGTCAACCGAATCAGAAAACGAATTGATAGATTTATATAAACCCGTGGCGCACAAATTCGAACCTCAAATTACTTTTGACTTTGAATATATTGTTGGAGATCCAAATGGTCCTGGTGGAGAAATAAATAAATGGGTGGATGGCAAGTTTAAAGGTTTGGATAATCTTCGTTTCCACTCAATGTTTAGTAAATGGTATTCAGCAAAAATAGTAAATGAATTAAAGAAAAAACACGAAGAAGAAAACGGGTTTAAATATGATTTTGTAATGTTTACAAGATATGATCTTGCTTATTTGATAGATTTTTATTTTCCATCGATGAACAAAGATATGATTTACGTACCCGGTCCAGATGGATGGAATCCAGAAAAAGGAATGCATCATGGTATACACGATTTGTGGATGATATCTAATTCAAATTATATTGATCTCGTGTGCGACAACATATTTGATTTTTTAAGAAAGATTGATCATTTTCCTGGTAAATTTACTCATAATCATTTTTGGTTAAGATATTTTTTAGTTAAAACTGGATTAATTAATTTTATTAAATTTGTTGGCCCCCCGAGACCTTGGGAGATTGGTGAAAAATCAAAAGTTATGGGTCAAAGTCCACCTGTTCGTGAATGGTATCATCTGTGTGAGGCAACTCCAGATACAGATATGATTAAAGAACGAAATAACATAAGAGCTATAAGTGAAAAATTAATCAGAAATTTACCAAATGGGGAAATTGAAGTAGTGAAAATTAATAAAGGTGAAAATTAGTGTTTTTAATAGCTCACAGAGGAAACATATCCGGACCACAGCTAGATTTGGAAAATAATCCAAAATATTTAAATAATGCTATTTCTAAAGGTTATGATGTAGAAGTTGATGTCTGGTATATCAACAATAAATTATATCTTGGCCATGACGAGCCCCAGTATCAAATAGAACTTGATTATTTAAAGAATGAACATTTTTGGTGTCATTGTAAAAATATAGAAGCGCTTGAGTTTTTATTGGATAATGAAGTTCATTGTTTTTTTCATGACAATGATGATGCAACATTAACATCTCGTGGTTTTATATGGACTTTTCCAAAGAAAAAATTGACCAAAAGTTCAATATGTGTTTTACCAGAAAATGGATTTGATGAAAATCTAAATTATTGCACAGGCATATGTAGTGATTATATTACTACTTATAATTACAAAAGCAAAAGGCAACAATGATTAAATTAATAATTTTTGATTTAGATGGAGTTTTAGTAGATGCGCGAGAAATGCACTATGAAGCTTTAAATCGTGCTCTTGCCAGTATCGATAAAAAGTATGTCATTGATCGTAATGAACATCTTTCTACTTATGATGGCTTGCCAACTTCTAAAAAGCTGCAGATTTTAACAGAAAAAAAAGACTTGCCCGAAGGATTTTATGATGACATTTGGCAAAAAAAGCAAGACTACACAGTTGAACTAATTAGCAATCTTGAACAAGACAACTTGAAAAAAGAAATGTTAAAAAAACTTTTTGAGGAAGGCTATAAAATTTATTGTGCTTCAAATTCTATTAAAAAAACAGTGAAGACAATGCTTTTAAAAAAGGGGCTATTGGAATATATTAGCGAAATATTTTCTAATCAAGATGTTCAAAAACCAAAACCAAGTTCTGAAATTTATTTACGATGTATGATTAAGGCAGGCGTTGAACCAAAAGAATGTTTAATAATAGAAGATTCACATGTTGGCCGCACTGCTGCTATTAATTCTGGAGCTAATCTTTGCGCAGTAAGAGACCCATCTGAGGTTACATACGAAAAAATAAATAATTGTCTGAATTTAATTAAACAAAAGGAAGTTAAACCAAAGTGGAAGGGCGGAAAAATGAATGTCCTTATCCCAATGGCTGGCGCAGGATCCCGATTCCAACAAATGGGATATACTTTTCCAAAACCTCTAATAGAGGTTAACGGAAAGCCGATGATTCAAGCAGTAATTGAAAATCTTAATATTGAAGCTAGACACATTTTTGTTGTCCAGAAAGAACATTATGACAAATATAATCTTAAGTATTTATTAAATTTAATTTCTCCAGATTGCGAGATTATTCAAGTTGATAAAATAACGGAAGGCGCAGCCTGCACAGCTTTGTTAGCAAAAGAGTTTATAGACAATGACGAACCTCTTCTTTTCGCCAACTCGGATCAATTTCTCGACTGGGACAGTAATCAGTTTATGTACTCGATGGTCGCGGATGAAGTGGACGGAGGTATTGCAACATTTACAGCGACTCACCCAAAATGGAGTTTTGTCAAGTTAGGAGAAAATGGATTCGCCACAGAAGTGGCAGAGAAAAAACCTATTAGCAATATCGCCACTTGTGGAATATATTATTGGAAAAAAGGAAGCGATTTTATAAAATACGCCGAGCAAATGATAGAAAAAAATATTCGTGTGAATAATGAGTTTTATGTTTGTCCAATCTTTAATGAAGCTATACAGGATGATAAAAAAATCAAGATATTTCATATAGAAAAAATGTGGGGGCTTGGAACTCCTGAAGATCTTAGAATCTTCTTAAGAAAAGAGGAAAAAAGATAATGAATATATTAATGATATATCCCAACAAGGTAATGGTTACCAGAGCGCCTTTGGGAATAGGATATCTTGCTTCTTATTTAAAAGTTGCTGGTCATAATTTCAAGTTATTTGATACAACATTTATTAGATGTGGTATTGTCCCCTCCGACGATGCATTAAGAGAAAAAAACTTACAAGTTGTAAATCCAGATTTTGAAAAATTAGGCCTTGTAGAAAAAGACATTGATGTATATGTTGAATTAGAAAAAGAAATTAAATCATTTAAACCAAACATAATTTGTATCTCTACTGTAGATCCTAATCATGCGTTTGGAATGGAATTATTAACACACTGCAAAAAACTTTTTCCGGAAGTACCTACAATCTGTGGTGGACCTCTTTCGACATTAGTACCTGAAGATATAATTGAGCATGATTGTGTTGATATTGTGGGCAGAGGAGAAGCAGAGGAAAAATTAGTTGAACTAGTAAATTTATTTGAAGAACACGGCTTAGATGGTTGGGAAAAATTATATAAAATTCCTAATTTTTGGGTAAAAGACAAAGATTATAAAAATAACGGTATAGTTCATAAAAATGCTGTTACACTTCCCAATATATCTAAAGGCTTACCGCCTGATTTAAGCATTTTTGATCCTCGTCACTTTCTAAGACCATTGGGTGGTAGAATGTATAATATGGCAACTGTTATTTGGACACGAGGATGTGTTTTCAGATGTTCATATTGTGCTAATGAAACATTTTATAAGGCCGCCAAAGTAAGTGCAAAAGAATATTATAGAAAAAAAGATGCTCATTTGTTGGTTAAAGAATTAGCTGAGTTTAAAGAAAGATTTAATCTTAATTTTTTTATGTTCGTTGATGACATTTTTCCTTTACACGAACCAGAAATAATGGAAGAGTTTTGTGAATTATATCTAAAATATGTTGGTTTGCCATTTTCAGTAAACTTACAGCCTAGACTTGTTCGTGAAGATGCTTTTGCCATGGCAGTTAAGGCCGGATTAAGAAATGTATGTGTTGGAGTCGAATCAGGAAGTGACAGAGTAAGAAGAAAAATTTTAAAAAGAAATTATAGAGATGAACATGTTGAAAAAGTTTTTGCTTTAGCGCATAAATATAAAATTAGATGCTCTTCTTTTAATATAATAGGGCTCCCCGATGAAACAAGGGAAGATATTCTTGAAACAATTATGCTTAATCGAAAACTTAATCCAACCAGCGCGACGGTTACATTTTTTCACCCTTATCGCGGCGCCCCCCTTCGTCCATTGTGTGTTGAAAGAGGATATATGCCCGCAAGCCAAGGCAAACATGAAGATGTATACAGATCCGAATCTCAATTGGTAATGCCACAAATTACAAAACAAGAACTAAAAAACTTGATGCAATCGTTTCAGTTATATATGAAGTTGCCAGAGGAATATTTTGACCTTATAGAAATGCAAGAAGATACTTCCCAATTTAGTTCTAAATTAATACGTGAAAAGATTTTATTGCCTGAGTTCAAAAAAATTCAAGACGAGGAATCAAAATGGGATTTTCGCAAAAGTGAAGAATGGTGGACTTCTGAAATAGATGGTCGCGAAGAAATAAACGCTAAAATTAAACTTCCAGCAACGTTGCCAGGAGATGCTGGTTATTTTCCTTTGCACACTCGTAGCACAAAAGAAGATGAAGCTGATTTCATTAAAAGAGAATTATATCCTGGCAACGAATCGATTATTGTTGAATAGCTGTTATATACAAGTCTTGGCAAACAAATACACAAAGGAGCAGCATGGCAGATTTAGTAATCAATAACGTGATTAGATCACAAGTTATTGAAGATTATTTAGATTTTTTTGAAAACAAAGATATTGATAGCATATCTATTTTATTTTCAGCGGATTGTACGTTAACAGACTGGAATGTTGGAACAATAGTTGGCAAACAAAACGTTATTAACCTTTTTTCAGAAATTTTTAATTCCATAGATAATATTGAAATTAATATATCTCATATTCATGAAGATATTGGTGGCATTCTCGTTTGTGAAATGGTTTTATCATTAGATGAAGAAGAACTTTTAGTTGTGGATGTTTTTGAGTTTAATGCAGAAGACCAAATTAAAGTGCTGCGCGCGTATAGAGGAAATTGAACGAAACAATATGACACAAATAAACTTTATTGTATGTGAAATGACTTTTCTAAGATATTTTATTCCTTTGGTTATTGAAGGTAACAAAAGAGGCATAAAATCTATTTTTTTTGTTGGTAGAACTGGTAAGTATAATTCTCCACATAAGCATCAAGAAAGTTTAAATAATCTTTCTAAAAAATATGATTTCGAACTTAGAGATATATCAAAGTTGGAAGACAATGGAATGCCATTCTTTTTAATAGAAGGAGTGCGATCTAATTTGTTGTCTGGGTTCAAAGGCAAAAAATATTCTTTAACCTATATGACTGATTTTACCAGTCACCATGGTAGATATGTGGATATGGTAGATCATGTAATTCTTCCAAGCCAATTTATGGCTGAATATCATCAGGTAGTTTCACAAAAAAATCTTTATTTAGGTTCTCCCAAATACGATGTATCGTTTAATAATGAAGAAATATGTAAAAAATATAATCTTAATTTAAATAAAAGAAAAGCATTTGTTATTCTTCCGAGAGCCAGAGATATTCATAATATGGCTGTATCTGCCGGCGGGCCCTCGAAGACCATTGTAAAAATCTATGAATCTCTACGGAATATGGGTTTAGATATTGTCACAAAAACACGAGGAAAGGATATCTATGATAGACGTGCTTATATCTGTGGAGACCACCATTTTGTAGATTTTTCTTGGTATCCTCATGATTCAATGGAGTTGATGCATGTATCTGATTTAATAATTAATTTTAGTTCCACTGCAATCAAAGAATGTGTTTTGCTAAAAAGGCCTCTTATAAATTTTCATATTAAACCATTTAAAAGGCCATTGGATATCCTTTATAATTATGACTACTGCATAGAGATGAGCAACAATTTTGTTAGTAATAAAATTGAAGATGCAGCAAATTTTTTGTTAAAAACAGATTTAGACGATTCTTTTAATAAATCAATTGAAAATCATTTATTTACTGGTAACTCTTCAAAAAGAATTTTAGATTATTTAGAACAAAAGTGAAAGTTATAGCGATAATACCAGCAAGGGGAAACTCTAGAAGACTTCCAAGAAAAAACATTTATCCCGTTTGGGGAAAACCTATGTTATATTGGGCCATTAAAGCTTGTAAGGAATCAAGATATAACATTGAACCTTGGGTAAGTACGGAAGATGGTGAAATCGAAGAGATTGCTAAAAGCTTTGGAGCGAAAATACACAGAAGAGATCCGGAGTTGTCGGATTCAAAAACATACAAACAAGCTGTAATTAGATCTGCTGCACAACACATAGTCGAGGAATTGAAGGTTGATGTGTTTATTTCGCTTCAAGCAAATTCTCCTGAAGTTAAAGGAAATCATTTGGATGAAGCCATTGACACGTTTCTTAAGCATGAAAGAGATGAAGTTTTTAGTGTTGATAACAACTTAATGCAAAATGCCGCTTTTCGTATTTTTAAAGGTGACTATGTTTTTCAAGAGGACTTGAGTACAAACTGCGGTGTCGTTGTTTGTGATTTACACGATGTGCACACAATAGAAGATGTGAGGTATTTAGAAAAGTGAAAAAAGTACATTTCATAGATTGTGGCGCAAATATTGGCAACGCAATAGATTGGGCAATAGAAAAATATAAAGAAAGATTAATAAAAATAGACGCCTTTGAACCAGAATATTTAAATTATTCACATATATTGAAAAAGTTTTCTAAAAACGATTCACTTGATTTAACGGTTTATGCACAAGCTGTTTGGGTAAAAAATGAAATAAAAGATTTTTGGATTCAAGCTTGGGGCACCAGAACCGGCTCATCTCTCTGTCCCAACAAAGAACAAACAATTAAGAAGGGGCAATTTGTGCCATATTTTTACAAGGGTAAGCCAGTTGGTTTAGCGTTTTCCGGCGCCGAGCACACTCTTGTTGAGCGCTCGGCCCAAGGAGTGGTTGTACTTCAAGATTTCACTGCCGGCAGCTTCCGCGATCCGGTTCAATGTTTAAATTTGTCCGACTGGATTTTTAAAAACCTAAATAAAGAAAATCATAATGTTTTGAAAATTGATATTGAAGGCGCAGAATATAAAGTTATTGATCATTTATTGAAAACTGGTGCGTACAAATATATTGATGAGTGGCTTGTTGAGTTTACTCCCAAGATCAAAGCGCCAGAAAACTTTAGTCAAGAAGTTATTGATAGATTTAAATCGACTGTTTCGGATTATACTGATTGGGGCCCGATGGGCGAAGTTATAATGGAAAAAAATAGTAATGAGTAAGATTTATATAATTAGCGAACTTTGTGGCCAGTGGGGAGGTTCTGTAGAAAGAGCGGAACAAATGATCTTGCAATCTAAGATGGCCGGTGCTAATGCAGTTAAAGTGCAGTTATACGACACGTATCAAATGCCTGGAGAGAATAGAGAACGTTGGGAATATCTTTCTATGACAGAAGAACAATTCCTTCGTCTTAAAAAGTTTTCAGAAAGTTTAAATATAGATTTTTTTGCTTCTGCTTTTCATGAAGATAGATTTGAGTGGATTTTAAAATCTGACGTTAAAATAAATAAAATAGCTAGTTCTCTTGTTCGGGACCAGTTTGGATTTTGCAAGAAGATGATAGGTAAAGGTTTGTTAACATATTGCTCTTTAGGAAATTGGGAAAAAGAATATCTTCCCTTTTGTGAAAACAATGTAAAATATTTTCATTGCGTTTCCAAATATCCTCATACCGCCGAAGAGGCACTTGAATTAATGCCTGAAAATTTCAGCGGGCGTTTGGTCGGATACAGCGATCATACAATTGGAATTGAAGCTAGCAAAGAGGCAGTTAAAAGAGGCGCACAGATTATAGAAAAACATTTTACTATAGATCATTCTTTACAGTGCGATACAGAAAGCGCGCATATATGTTCAATGAATTATGAAGAATTGTGTGAGTTGCGTAATTTTTGTGAGAAAAAAAGATGAAAAAAAGTGTAATAATTGTTACTATTAAAAATAGATTAAATCATTTTTTAAAGACTTTTCCTTTTATGGTTTCTCAATATGGTCGACCATATGATTTGGTTCTTGTTGATTTTCACTCGAATGATAATTTTCAAGAATTCCTATTGAAGGAGATTGAATTTCGAAAAGACACGTTTTCACCATTTTTAGATAACATTAAGTGTGTTGAGCTATTAGAAGACCTCAAGTTCAATCCCAGAAAAGCACGCAATTTAGGAGCAGCTTATTATAAGGGCAAAGATGTTGTTTTTGTTTTTAGCGATGCGGATGTTTTTTTGGGAATGACATACATTGATCACTGGTTTAAAAAGGTGAAAGAAAAAGAATCATTCGTTGCAACCAGGATACAAGATACAAAAGCTTCAATGCCGTCGCGATTAAGTCCAGAAATTAATTATGGTAATTTTTTAGTGCATTCAAATGATTATTTTGTCATTAATGGTTTTAATGAAAACGTTGGACACTATGGTGGCGATGATGATGATATATATCATCGCTTAAAGCTGTCTGGTTTAAGAGAGATTAATCCTTGTGACTCTGTTGACGCTCAGCAATACTCGATATTGCACGGAGATGATTTAAGATTGTCTGAAATGGAAGTAGTTCACAGAGCTGATCAGCGAAAAGAATTCGCAAAAATATATAATAACAATGAATATTTCGTTAAAAATAGTTCATTTTTAGATTTTAATTATGCAAAAAATATTTCCAAAGAAAAGATTTTATATGAAAAGTAAATATCCAGATGTGAGCATTATAATTACAAATTATAATTATGCAGATTATTTACCGCGATGCATAAGAAGTTGCTTGGCACAAAAAAATGTCAATGTCGAAGTCATCATTGTAGATGATTGCAGCTCAGATCATTCTTTAGAGGTGATTGGTGCGTACAAAGAAGATATAAAAATTATTAAAAATAAAACTAATGTTGGTGTCGCAGAATCATCAAATAAAGGAATTAAAGCAGCCAAAGGACAGTTTGTAATTCGCGTTGATGCGGATGACTATGTTAGTTCCGACATGTGCCATATAATGAAACGATATTTAGAAGCGAATCATGATGCCTTTTGTTTGTCTTGTGATTATGTTTTGGTTGATCGGCATGAAAATATTATAGAGAGAAAATATGCAGAAAAAGATAACATTTCATGTGGTATAATGTATAGGAGAGATTTGCTTTTGCAAATGGGTGGTTATAATTCAAACATGCGTCATCGTGAAGAGGAGGAATTAAGAAAACGTTTGGATGAGTTTTATAAAATTCATCACTTAAGGATTCCTTTTTATCGCTACAGAATGCATAAAAACAATAAAACAAAAGACCCAGAATACAAAGAATGGAGGATATAGTGTTTAGTGTAGGAATTATTGGAAATGGATTTGTCGGCTCTTCTGTGGCTGCGGGATTTTCTTTGTGCACAGATATAAAGATTTATGACACAGACGGAAGAAAAGCAACGCATAAATTTGCGGACGTAGTTAATTCGGATTTTGTATTTGTCTGCGTACCAACTCCAATGAAGTTGGCCGAAGGAGGAGAAATTGTTCTTTCTATAATGAATTCAGTATTTAACGACATATCAAGAGTCAATAAGAGAGAGGACAACGTTGTTATCATAAAGTCGACCATTATACCTGGAACTACGCAAAAATATATTAACGAGCACCCGAATTTAAACATCATACACAGCCCAGAATTTTTGACAGAGCGTGTAGCTCGATTAGATTTTATTAATGCTGCTAGAATCGTGCTCGGTGGAAAAAAGAAAAATACAGAAAAAGTGAAGACTCTCTTTAGAGTTCGCTTCCCTCATACAAAAATAATAGAAACCAGCGCTGTAACAGCAGAATTTATTAAATATATGGCTAATTCGTTTTTTGCCGTAAAAGTTTCTTATATGAATGAACTTAAGCAAGCTGCAGAAAGATTAGAAGTAAACTGGAAGGATGCAATGAGTGGATTTACTTCTGATGGGAGAATTGGGAATTCACACTTAAATGTCCCCGGGCACGATGGGAAAAGAGGTTTTGGCGGAAAATGTTTTCCTAAAGATTTAAATGCATTTATTCACTTGTTTGATAGTATTGAGATTAAACCCACTGTCATGAAAGCGGCATGGGAAAAGAATTTAGAAGTGCGCAATGAATATGATTGGAAAACTATAAAAGGCGCCGTCATCGAGAAGGAGAAATTATAATGGCTAGATGTTTAGTGACTGGGCATAAAGGATATATTGGAACTCATTTGTATGCAAAATTACAAGAGCTGGGTCATGAGGTAATGGGTATCGATTTTAAAGAAGCTGCCGCAACTCAAGACATTTTATATTGTCTTAAGGAGCCGTTTAATAAATCATATTTTGATTTCAAACCAGAATATGTTTTTCATTTAGCATGCATTCCCAGAGTCGCATACAGTGTTGAGTTTCCCACACAAACAATGAGAAATAATGTGTTATGCACAACATATGTTTTAAATTTTGCTAGAAAAGTTGGAGCAAAAAGAGTTATTTATTCTGGCTCTTCGTCTGTTGTTGGAGATGGAAATGGCCCTAACAGCCCATATGGATTACAAAAGTTAATTTCAGAAATGGAATGTGAATTGTATTCAAAATTATATGGCTTAGACACTGTAAGTTTGAGATATTTCAATGTGTATTCGCCAGATCAACAAGCTAGCGGGCCATATGCTACAGCAGTTTCTAATTTTATGCAGTTTATAAGAGAGGACAAAAATCCATTTATCACTGGCGATGGTGGTCAGCGGAGAGATATGGCAAATGTAAAAGATGTTGTATCCGCTAATATATTTGCCATGAAATATGAAGGAAAATTTGATGGTCAACATCTAGATGTGGGCACCGGTTCGAACGTTTCATTGAATGAGATAAAAAATATAGTTCTGGATTATTTTCCCAATGTGCAATTTAATTACGTGGAAGACCGGAAAGGCGATGTGCTATATACAAAAGCAAACATGCTCAAATTAAAAGAATGTGGTTGGGAACCAGAAATAAATATATTTGATGGTATAAGTGAATGTTTTAAAAAACTTAAGGAGGAATTAAATGATTAAAGAAGACATGTATTTTTCAGATCAAGCTTTGGGCTCCGTTATGATGGCGCTTCAAAAGAGCTTAATGGAACAAAGTGATATCGTGCCGGTATTGCAGGATTTTAGATTTAGACTTTCAGAACAAGGATTGATTGTTATGAATCCGCCGTTGGTAAAGTTTAATGAGGAGACGGAAGAGAATCTACAACAAAATTTAGATTTTGATGTTGTCGGCTCCCAACCAGAATAATATGCCGCGATATATTTATCGCTGTGATAGTTGTACAGAAGAATATCAACGAACACACTCTATAAAAGAAAAATTAGTTGATTGCGAATTGTGTGACGCAAAGGATTCTTTAAAAAGAATTCCAAGCACTTTTATAACTAACTTTAAGCAACAGAAACAAAAACCTGGACATCTAGTAAAAGAGTATCTTGGCGAAGCTAGAGAAGATTTGAAAGAGCAAAAGAAAGAATTGGAGCAAAAAAGATAAATGACTATTATTTTCTTAATTATATCAATTATTTTAAATGCTATGTTCGTTTGGTATATTGTGCAGCTTTTAAAAAGGCTTTTATCTTTATCCGATAATATGGAAGATTTTTTTGAAATTTTAAAAGAATATAATGAACATATTGATGTTGTATATAATTTAGAAAGATTCTATGGAGATGAAACGCTAGAAAGGCTTTTGCAGCATTCCAAAACAATATTAAAAGAAGTGGAAATGCTAAGGGAAATTTATGATGCTGAGTACGAGGCTGAAAATGAAGAGGAGTCGGAAGAATAATATATGGCCAGAAAAAAAACTACAAATATGTATTTTACGAAAGTTCATGAGAATGCAATAGTTGAATATGTTTTCACTAACGATCCTAAACTAAAAACAAAACTTTATAAAGAATTCATAGGGCCGTGTTTTAGCGAGTTGGTTGATAAAATTGTATATACATATAAATTTAATAATTTGCCAAATATCGACAGCCTCAAGGACGATTGCAAAAACTGGTTAATAACCATTTTAGATAAATATGATCCCAATAAGGGTTCAAAAGCTTTTTCGTATTTTAGTGTTACAACAAAAAATTGGTTTATACATAAAATTAAAAAAAACTCTCTCAAGCTTCATCGAGAAGTTTTAATCGAAAATATTGTAGTAAATTTAGATGATAATTATACACTAGTAGAACACAATTTATATTTGGAAGATAGAGAAAGACATGAGTTTTGGCAGCATCTTTGGCGCGAAATTGAAAATTGGGAAAAATTAAAACTTAAAGACAATGAAAGAAAAATTATTCAAGCAATAAAAATTTTATTTGAGAGTTCAGAAGATATTGAGATTTTCAACAAAAAAGCTATTTACTTATATATAAGGGAGATTACCGGTTTAAATACAAAACAGGTAGTTAACAATCTTAACAAGATTCGAATTAAGTATAGGAATTTTAAAATCAAATGGGACAACAGCGAAAACTAAATGATCTTAACGCTTACCTGGATGAAGCAATCAGCAACATACGACAAGATCGTGCCATCACCTCTACATTATTAACAGATTTATTAATAAAAATTAAAGAAAATAGCGAAGATGAAAGTCATAAACAATATGGTTTAATTGCTTCGAAGTACGTTGAAACCCTACAAAGGTCCAATGAGCAATTGGTTAAAATCAGCGCGCTGTTAAGCAAGCAAGAAAAAACTTCAGATGTTCTGACAGAAACAGACAAAAATCAATTATTTGATTTAATTCAGGAATCATCATAAAATGTCAGATCGTCCCGATGATGACACATTGCGCGGTGGTGCCGGCGGGGCGCCCACATCACGCAATACTGCCAAACAAAAATCACCACCCTCAACATCTAAAAAGTTAACTTTTGAGGAAGCATTAGATCATCCGGAAATATTTAATTATTTCGATACAGCTGACTTCGGAGAAAAATACGACCCTTCGCATACTACAGGGTGGGGTGTGTTACAAGGTGTGGTTAAAAAACAATTCATACCAGATTCTATAAACAATAGTGGACCGTTTAGAGCTATTTGTATAGAAGTGGTTGACGATGGAACAGGTTTGCAAACACCTGATGCAATACCTTTTGAACCGGGAAGCCCAGAGGCACAAATTACTCAATTAACAGATATCAAGATCGAACCTCGCTGCAGAATCCGCGCGAGAGTACCAGGAATTGATACGTATCCAAAACCAATTGGTGCATTAAGTGGCAAACCAACAAAAGCACAACTTGATATCATTCGAATGCATACAGTTTTTACCGCAGAAAAAAAGATGGCCGCGCCACAAGTTGGCGATTTGATATATGTTGATTGGAGATTTAAACCTAAAAACGGCCCAATGAAAGATCCAATTTATTTAGGCCGTGTTAATGATATGGCTGGTCTTTCCATGGAAGCGATAATGGAAGCGATTGCTGCTTTTATGGAAGCGTGTCTAGGAGCTAATGCAGGCGATATTAACTCCACTGGTAATCCAATGAGCATACCAGCTGATACTAAATTTAGTCCATCTGGAAGAATTATCATACCTCCATCGATATGGGATAATGAAAAAAGTAGATATATTTATTATCTATATGAAAAACAAATAAAAGCAGAAAATAATGTTGGAAAACTGCAGGAATATTGGAGTCAAGATAATTTAAAAAAAGCTATGATATATGCAGCAAACGAATGTGGACTTAAGGCTAAAAATTCATGGATACCGTGGGGAGTATTATATGGAGAAAGCGGTTTTAAACCAGTTGGATGCCACGGAAATGATCCAAATGTGGCTATTAAAGACGGCTACAACACTGGATATGGCATGGGTCAATTTAGTAAAGAAAAATATAATAGCCTCGCAAAAAGCAAGCAAGGAAAGTCATTTCTTAAAGACTATAAACATGAAGATTTATTAGATCCATATGCTTCGCTGCTTAGCGTAGCGATTTATTACAAGAGATTATTTGATCAATTTGGAACAGAAACTCCTACAAATAAAGCTTTGGGTGAATGGTGGGTCTGCCCGGGACAAACGAAAAAAGGTAAAACTTAAAGAAGATGGCTACTAAATTACCAAAAACAATTACTATTGCTAGCGCAGCTTCTCTTAAAGGCGGGTCAAAGAAAGTTTGGTTATACGCCTCCCCAGATTTTAATTTTAACGCTCCTTATGATTTTGTACTTTATTTCCATAGCGATAATACCGGCGGAAATCAAATTGCGAAAAACAAGGCTATTAGAAAGCAAATTGATGCAGCTGCCAATGCCATTGTAGTGGCTCCATCAGGAGAGACCAAGACCGGCCTAGTTAAAAAATGGTATCCTGCCCCTAACTTTATTAAAGACACATTAGAGTCGTTGTCTAAAGAATTAGGCACAGATAGTAGCACAGCATATGCAAATATGAAATTACATATGTATGGATTCAGCGCCGGCGGCGGCTCTCTAGCTAGATTTTTAACTGAAGAGAAAAAACCTACCTACATAGAAAAAATCAAGCATTTACAGTTCAATGATGGTGTGTTTACTTCTAAAAAATGGGTAATTGAGGCAATTAAATACGTTGGAAATCAGTTCAGCGCCACATCTCAATTTTGGCATATGTCAAAAGCTTCTGCTCCAAGTGGGTTTCATAGCGCCAACTGGAAAGCCGCTGAAGAAATGTTAGGACTCGCCCCTCCTCTCCCTAATTTTACTGCAAAACCATTTTCTGGTGGACACAGTGCCGCCTTGGGCAAACTAGAGACTAGTAAATTTGTTAGCTCAAAGGATGTTTGTCATGAGGCGCCCCAAAAAACAAATGAGATTGTGGAGCACGGCAAAGGTATTAATACTATACCAATTGTCAGTGTCAATCTTTTAGAGTCGGTATTGAAAGAGGCAAAAAAAATTATTGATGATCGTCCGAAACCAACATATATGTCATATGATGAATGGCAAAATGAACAGACTCAACTTCGCGCTCTCGAATCACAATATAGTAATATCCCACCAGAATTTTTAGGCTTTGCGGAGCCTGGTAAAGAACCATTTGATGTAAGAACAAAAATGACTCTTCCCAAAGATGGGACAGACGCCGACGAAGGCAAAAAAGTACATGCACCCGTTAAGGAAATATCCCCAGGAAAATGGGAAATATCTGGAGAATGGGTATTGGTCAATGCAGAACAAAAGGATCCCAAAGACGACATCGATCCATACGGAGGGCCGGCCGAGGACTTTATCGGCCAAGAGAACATGACGCCTGAGCAAATAAAGGAATTGAAAAAGAAACGGGAAGAGCACAAGAAAGCCAAAGCAAAAAAAGAACCAAAAGCCACTAACAAACCATTAAAAGAAACAGCTCCAGAAGCTGGGGCCCAACCAAATACGGCTGCGCAAGTACCAACAACTGGTCAACCACAAAGTTTAACTTCAGTGTGTTCAAAACTTGGTAGTTTAGGCGGCGGCGGCCCACTCGGAGCAAATGCTGTGGTGGGAGATGCTGTGCCAATTGGTGGTGAAGTTGCGCCTGAGAAGCTGCAACAAGCATTTCAAGCATTAAAAAACGCGGCGGCGCCAGATGGCTTACGTAAATATTGGAAAAGAAGATGTTTGCAATTTGCTGCAAAATTAGCTCAAATAGCCGGCTCGTCAAGAACGAAAAAAGGCCCCAGCAGAGGCCACCCGTGGGACGGTGTGAATACCCAGATTCATGGTTATTTGCCAATAGTAAAGACTGCCAAGAAAGAACGTTTTGGAGCGGGGATGACCATAAGAGAACTTACTGAACAATCGAGTCTTAAAGTCGGAATGATAGTGCACGTTAAAATGGATTGGTCCAAAACAAAGGCTTATAAGCCTACAGAAAATTTTCATCATTGGATTACATATGTTGGTAACGGTAAGTGGATGGATTCTTTTGGCCCCTCTCAGTCTGCTAAAAAAATTGATAATTTTTTAAGAGGTTGGTTCCGAAAGAGTTATCCCAAGGCTGTGTATGTACACGTGCAGGAACAGTTCAATAATGTGCCCAAAGACCAATTGCCAAAAGATGCGCAACCACGAGTAACTGCGGTGCATGAAGCTTATTAAACATGGAGATAGATAAAAGAAATGGGACGAATAAATAAGCCAAAACGAGCAATTAATCTTTCAGGTTTGCCATTAGATGTTGCGGCTGCTCAAAATAGAAGAACTTCTGAACAGAAAGATGCTTTAGAATGTGGCGTATCTTGTGGTACACTTGTTGAGGGAATTCCACATTTCATTGAAGCTGAGTGTGAAACAATCTATAAAGGACAAAATAATACATTTATTGTCCTTGGCCGAGACCGGCCGTCCGGAATAACTAGTGGATATGGTGGAAGGGGTGATACTCAATCTGGAATGATTGACCTTTGTGTCGGTAGAATGGCGCCACATCCAAAGCAAGAAAATGTAGGTGGCGAAAGAATTTATGTTGATCCGATATTTGCAACTAGAGAAATACCAGAAAGTGTATCCAGAGAAGAACCAACAATTGCAATGGATGCTGCTAGAATTTATATTAGTCAAAAAACTGATATTGATTATAATTTTAAATTAGCACCAGGAACTATTGGAAGTGCAGGATTAGATGAAAATCCAAAATCTGCTATAGCCTTACAAGCAGATGGAATTAGATTAATTGGAAGAGAGAACATTAAATTAATTACTCATGGACCTGGCTCAGCCGGCGGAATACATAATTCTCAGGGAGGTTTGTTGGAATCTGCTGGCGGCATTGATTTAATTGCCGGTAATAACGATGAAGATCTGCAACCGATGGTCAAAGGATTCAACATGGTGCAGTGCATACAAGAGATATTTGAACAACTAGGTGCTTTAAACGGTATTGTTTCTGGTTTTTTAAGCTCTCAGATGAAGTATAATGCCGCAATTGCAGCTCACACTCACATTTCTCCATTTTTTGGTATACCAACTAGCCCTTCACCAAACTGTGCACCAGAAGGCGCCAATGCTCTAACAAGACAATTGTCGCAAACTTTGAAATCGATAATAGCACAAAAAAGGAATTTAGCTAATTTGGAACCTCTTTATTGTAATGATACCGGACCTTTCTACATATTGAGTAGTTTTAATAACACAAATTAAGGAATTTATATGACTGCAATATTACGCGCTACAGCAAATATCGATGTTGTCCACCAACCCGGGAAGTCTCTGGATGATGTCTCTGATTCAAAAAAACAGCTTTTATATGAAAAAGCTGTTAGATTTGCTTTTAAGACATATTTTGAAAAAGCTAAAGAATATTTATCAAATTCTGGTACCACTTATTCAAGTCAACCTGAAATACAAAAGTGGATAAGTGGGCAAAACCAATCAACCGACGATGTTCTAAAGAAGATAGCAAATAATATTCTCAATAATAACGAAACATCCGCATTAAATAATGAAATTGCTAGTTGGTATATTGAATATATATCTAATACACTAGAAGTAGACTATGCGAAAAATACTGTAAATTATACTGTAGAAATTGAAATAGATGAGGAAAATTTTAGAAATTATGTAACTGCAAAAAAACTTTATGTACAGCAAGAGCTATCGCCACCACCAGTTCCAGAAATTATCGCTGATTGGTGGAATAGACCAGCAGCAACGCCATGGACAGCCGAGGAATATTATCAACCTGCTGAAAGCAAACAATTATTTTATAATATCGTATTATTGGCGACGCATCCGGAGTCGGGAGGTATAATTACATCTCTTAAGGAATTTTCTGGCGACACATGGGCGATTGATGAAATAAAAAAGACAGCTAGCAAAGAAGGCTATAAACTTATTGCAGAGTACTATAATAAAAAAGAACCAGGAGAGTATACGGGGGAGTACGGAGATTGGACAGATGCGCATGTCCCAGAAAGCTTTGCTGATGGCATTCATTTACGAATTAGACCTCAACCACCACATTCGCAAGAGTCGCTAGATCGTGTACTTGTTCGCGTGCGCATACTCAAAAAAGATATTGATAACCTACAGTCTAAAACTATAGAAGTTAAAGGTCTTAAAGATGTTAACAATGCCCATGAGATATCAAGAGTTACATATCTACCAGCAAAATACTTTAAGAAAGATTTAGACTTCTTGTGCGCAAATTCAGAAAAAGGTGTTTTACATTTTTATCATAAACAAATAGAGGCTGCTGAAGATATAAACTTAAAGCCGGCATTGGACTTAGAAGAAACTGCAAAGTTATTAAATACATTTTATAATAAATTTAAAAAGCTTATAGATGTTGCCAAATTACCAAAAGAATTGAATGCAAAAAAAATATTTAACCGCCGTTCAAAATATGCTTTTGAATTTACGTTTGATGATGAATATAGAATTATCTCTATAAGATTGCTTAAGTCCAAGCGGGGAAAAACATTTGATTTTAAAAGTGAAGTGCTTAAAGAAGGGGTTGTCGATCACATTGACAAATCTTGGATTCTTGCTGAAAACTTGTGGGATGACCCCGATAAGATCTTGTCGTACAAAAGAGCATCTCATAAAATTGCTTTATATAATTCGGAAGTGATTAAATCTTCAGAATGTATGTCCTTGTTATACAACCTTAGACATATGATTTATGGCACAAAAGGTTTTTCTAAAAAAACAGTTGCAAAAACACCATGGCGAACCTTTATCGACAAGAATATATACCCTCAAAGAAGCATAGTATCTGAACCGCCAACAACAAAAGATCCTAAAAAAGTACTTGAAAAAGCCGGCGCCAACACGGCCGTGATCCGCCAGCAATCCGAAGCTCGCGAGCAAAATGCTGCAGTAACTCAATTAACTTGGAAAAGAAATTATTTAAATTTTCGAAGGGATTGGCATAGTGCTGTAGATGATTTATATTCTAGTCAGGCAACTAGGGATCCTAAAGATTTAGATACTCTAGGGGATGTTTATCAAAGAATTTTACACCGCATAGATATACGTCAATATGCTGCTAAACTAGTGGCATGTTTGTGGCCAGAAAATATTTTACAAATATTATGTGAAGCTGCATTAAATAAATTAGGTATTGATTCAATAATACAAAGTTTGTTTGCAACTGAAATGCCGCCTGGTTCTGGAAAAACTTTTTTTGATTATGCAGGAAGTTTTGATGAAGAATTCCAAGAAACTATTGGCGCCATAGAGGATGCCAAAGTTCAACAAGATACATCAGTAAAGGCAGCTCAGCTTGACATGGAGGTGTACGAGAAAGAATTAAACCTGCAAGAAGAAAAGTATGCTATAACTTTACTTCAGTTAAATGAATTAAGTATGTTTGAATCGTGGGGCAACTTAACATCAGAACAAGAGACAGAAAAAAAAGAGCTAGAAAAAATGTTGAATAAGCTGAAAGGCTCTTCAAGTGATGGTCCGGACGCAGTAGGACCTAACGAGAACAGTATTACTTACTTGGAAATAAAGCTTAGTGGCGCAGAGGCTGATAAGATGGCAGCAGATTCGGCCTGGAACCAAAGTATTGGATCCACGATACCTCCGGAGCAGCTCGGTGGCGCCGCAAATATCGAACAAAAATTTATGTCCAGTATAGCAACGCTGCAGGATCCAGAAATTAAAAGAATAATTTGTGAAGGCATAATTGGATTAATTCCAGAATTTTTAGATCTTTTAGAAAAAATGACAAAGGGAGAGCTTGAGTTTTCATATAAAAAGTTTGTAAAGGTTCTTATGCCCAAAAAACCAACCTGGCCGGCGAGACCAAAATATCCAACTGATGATATTTTGTGGGCCTTTGCTCAGTTAATTAAAAGAGCACTTTTAGAATTAATAACAGCTGCGATTATAGGCATTGTTTCTGGACTTTTACAGGATTTAATTAAATATTGTGAAGAGGGCATGAAGGCATTGGCAGAAGCACTCGGCTTAAACCCTGAAGATGAAAGCAGTGAAAATGATTTGCCCGGTGCACAACAATTGAGCGATCTCCTCGACCAAGAAGCAAAAAGATTAAATTCTGCAAGAAAATTATTTAATGATTTTGGAATTGAGACTCCTGATGTACATAGTGATCTAGATCCTCTACCTTTTATTGCGCAAACAAATGAAAAGAACTATAAGCGCCCAACGCTAGCTAATTTTGAAAAATTCTTAGAAGATGTATCTGCGGTTCTTACTCCAAGAGAATTGTGTACATTAATTAATGGAATTCCTTCTGAGGGAACCTTAACTTACATTGAAAGAATAATAGAGAAAGGCTATCCCGAAATAGCCATGGCCTTAAATACTAAAACAAAAATTAAATCTCTTTTCAGAAGATTTGGTAAATTAATTGATGCATCTTTTTGCGAAGAAATTGTTAATGACTTGAACAGAGTACAAATAAAATATGAAGAAGTATGTCCTCCAGGTGACCCAAGAACAAGCTATAGAGACGCGCTGATAAACGATCGTCTGACACCGGAACAAAATAAAGACATGCTAGATGCCATTAAACAGGCACAAAAAGATGTTTTTATGAAGGCTCTTGATGTTGCAACGGGTAATCCAGAGACAATGTTTGATAATCTCCCAGAACCTGGCATGGAGGATTGCACTGATGAAAATGGCATTTCTCAAGGCATGCAAAGACCAATCAAACCAGAAGCTGAGACTTATCTTTCTGAATTGGTACAAGATACATTATTCCAACCAATTTTAAAATCTTTTGCTTCAGATGTTCAAGGGTTTTTTGAATATCTTATTCCTGCGGCGTGGACTGACGACAATGAAGTACTACAGGCCTCGGTCATGGCAAAAGTATTGCAAACTGCTTTGACCGAGGAAGGCGCGCCTACGATCATTCCATCCATGGATGCATCGGCCGAACAGCAAGTCAGACCAGAATTGAAAGCCTGGCTATTAAAAAATAATAATTTTGGGAAGTCAAAGACCGGAATGATATGGGGCACATATGAGAAGAAAGATATCGGAGGAAAAGATCTTGTTTTCGCTCATACTCAACCATATGTTATAAAAAGCCAAAGTGAACAAAAAGATATTGCAGAGCCTTTGAAACGTTTTTATATTCTCCGACTGAAAGAAGGTAAGTGGGTGCCAACTTATGACCTTAAAAACTTCCTTTGGCCATCGGTATATCAAATGGAAGGCAATGAGGCCGGCTGGAGTGATGAATGGTTAAATTTTAAAACTTGGCAATCTGCGCAATTTAGCGAACTTATAGATGCAAATCTGCTCATCACGTACACAGACCATCATTTGATTCAAAAATATTTTTCAGAAAGAGCTTTCCCCTTCACAACAAGAAACTTTTTAAATGAATTTTCATGGCAAACTACAGATTCTTATTTTTGGGAGACTGATAACGTTAAAAAATTATCAAAGATCTTTAAAGACTCATTTAAAACTGCTGTGAGTAAAGATTGTCCTATTCCCGTCACAACGACTAATTTATTAGACATTGATGGAATAAAAGCTAATGCCAAAAAAAGACAAAACGAATTAGAATGTGGAACTTCACCAGGGATTGTGGATGGGCCTGGTCCGTTCGAATTATCTAATTTAGAATCACTTGTTATGACCTTGTTTCGTGTATATGCAGTGGAAATGGTTTTATCAAATGTATTTATGCATTCTAAATTTGATTTTTCAACAATTCTAAATGATGCTTTTCTAGATTATTTATTACAACATGTATTGGATGATTTGAATATATATAGAGATGAGCAAGCAACATTCTCTCATGTATCTTTAAATTATCCTACTTATCCTGAAGATATAAAAAAAGCAATACACGACATATTAGTCAACAAGCGTTATGATAAAATTAACAACGAATGGGAATTAAAACAAGGAGGAGAAACAATACTTAAAGATCCTATAACTGAGGAGCCTTACAATTTTGATGATTCTGACGCCCCGGGCAAACTTCATTTAAATGAATTCCCGGATCAAGCTTCTATACAGTTAGTTGTATCAGAAAACCAATCGAGAAGAGAGCTTAGGCATATTATGTATGGAGAATTAATAGAAGTTTCAGAAAAGATGAAACAATATATGGTGGTAGGATCAACAGTCGATGATTGGTTTTTAAATAAATGTTTATATGAAAATCTTGACAAAGACATTTTCCATAGAATGCCGAGTATAGAAGGAGATGCCGGCGTTTGGTTTATCGGTGATCCAAACGAGGGACAGGGAATACACCAAAACGATTTGATATGGAACGATGAATCTCCATTCTTATTTGGCTCAAAGACTTCTAATTTATTTGGGACTTTAGATGGTGGTCGACGCTTGGGATTTTATTTACAGCCATATCTGCATGTAGACTTTACACAGGAACTAAAAGATGCTATACAGTGGGGGACGGCTGACGGGGACCAAGAGACATTATATGGTAATATTTGGGAAGATGAAGATAATAGAAAAAAATACATAGGGTATGTTAATATACAAACATGGAAAGAGTTGTGGATAAAAATAACTAGTGAAAAGGGCGAATTCGCGACGAATTGGCATGAGAAAGATCACAGAAAATATTTTAAGTGGAAATATGGTTTAAGGATGGTTTTCGCAACAGAAGTAGGCTCAGAGTTTAAAGGTGGAATTGACATTTGGGCAGAATCGCCTTTTAAAAAATATGCAACTCCTGCATTTTCTGGTGATTTCCCCACCGGGTCACAGAAAAAAGCGTATTATCATAAAATTCTTGTCAAAGGTCAAGGTTCCGAGGTCCCTCAGACAAAATCGGATCATATTTTTTCTGTACCTTTAATTGATGTGCAAATACCAATCGATGAAGATCATCCAATAGATTATTTTAGCACAGTGGAGTCGTTAGAAGAAGTATATCCTCGTGAACAATTAATGGCCATGATGCTTGAAGATGAAAATTATAATTTATTATTTAAACAAATTTTTAATTTACCTGAATTAGCTTCTTTTATTGCAATGCAGAACCATTATTATTTGTCTCTGCAGCCTAAATTTAAAGATATTTTTAAAAATACAAAATCTAATATAAAATCAGTATTTTATACTTTATTAAACGCACATGATTACAAAAATGAATCAGAAGGTCTCAAAGGTGGCTTTAGTTTTCCAGATTTAGGTCTTTTTGGAGATATAATGAATGTCGTTGGGGTCGTACCATTTGATCCAAGCAAAATTATCACTATGACTCCTATTAAAATTATAAAAGGAATAGCCGGTTTGATTGATCCTTCGTGGAAAAAATTTCCATGGACCCCGCTTGGAATGACTGCATGGATTTTAGAAAATTTCAGATTGCCAGCCTGGTGGGAAGAGGATGAAGCTGCAGAGGCCGAAGAAGCAGGTTTGGAATCGCCATGTCCTGAAACAGTTGATTCTCCGGATTATAAACTCGTAGGTGAAGAATAACATATTTTAGACCCTTTTTCGAACAAAAATCTATTTAGTTTTAAAGGAGAAACATAAATGGCTGTAGGTTATGCTCCTCGTTTGCCGCTCGAAGTTGATAGTATAGATGGCGCATATACATTAATTAAGAATAGAAAAACATTAATTAGACAAAATTTGAAGATGCTAATATTGACAGCCCCTGGTGAGCGAATGATGACACCGCGCTATGGAGTTGGTCTTCGAAGATATCTTTTTGAGCCAGACACTGTCGATATAAGGCAAGAGTTGAAAAGCGCTATCATGGAGCAAGCGCAAATTTATATGCCAGAGATTAAAATAGAAAAAATATTTATGTTAACTCGCGATCAAATTCCTGACATGGTAGATAACGCAATGCAGCTGCGCATAGTATATACAGTCCCTCTTATGAGGGAGTTGGCGTTTTTGGATATTGATGTGGCAACTATGGATGTTTAACAAGAGGAAAAAAGATGTCTGATGAATTAAAATTTGAGCCAGCAATTAATTACACTAGTAGAGAATTCCACACAATCCGCGAGGACTTATTAGAGCATGTTAGAAGATACTATCCTCTATCATTTAGGGACTTTTCTAGCAATTCATTTGGCTCTTTAATGGTTGATACCGTAGCTTATGTTGGCGATATTTTATCTTTTTATTTAGACTACCAGGCGAATGAGTGTTTTCTAGATACAGCAATAGAATATGGAAATGTCTTAAGACTTAGTCAGCAAGCTGGATATCACCATAATTTTAATCCAGTTGCAACTGGCGTGGTCGCATTTTATGTATTAGCGCCGGCAAAATCAAATGGAATTGGCGTGGATGAAAAATATATACCGATTTTGAAAAGAGGAAATACCGCAGTTACTTCAAACGCTGGTGTGTCGTTCATGCTCACGGAAAATGTTGATTTTTCATTGCCAAACAATGAAGTTGTTGTTGCAAAAGTAAATTCTGATACGGGCGCGCCCACTCACTACGCAATCAAAGGATATGGCCGTGTTGTATCTGGAGAAATAGCAACAGAAGATTTTATAATAAATGAGGCTCAAAGATTTAAAACAATTACATTAAATGGCGCTAACGTAACAGATATAATTTCTGTAACTGATTCTGGGGGGCACATATGGCATGAAGTAGAATATTTATCACAAGATGTAGTATACAATTTTTTACAAAATACATCAGCTGACAAAAAAGAAGCTCCATATATTTTAAAACCCATTAAAGTGCCAAGAAGGTTTATTGCACGGAGAGATGTTATTGAGAGAGTGCAGCTTATTTTTGGCCATGGTTCAGATGATGAACTATCAGACGCTGGTCTTGTACATCCAGAAAACGTGGTTTTAAATTTACATGGAAAAAATTATATTGCGGACGACTCGTTTGATCCGAATAAATTAATTAAAAGCAACAAATTTGGTGTAGCTCCAGCAAATACAACACTAACTGTGGTTTATAGAATAAATTCTATAACAAATGTTAACACAGCGGCAAGATCTGTTACAAAAGTTACACAATCTGAATTTGATTTTCCTGCTGCAATAGAAGGGGAAACTTTAGTTGCAAGTTCGATTTCAGATGTGGTCACTTCGTTGCAGTGCGATAATGAAAATCCGATTGTTGGCTCAGTTCGAAACCCCACAACAGATGAATTAAGATTTCGCACACAGCACCATTTTGCGACGCAAAATCGTGCTGTCACTTTAAATGATTATAAAAGTTTAATTTATAAAATGTCTGGTCAATTTGGTTCTATAAAAAGATGTCATATTACACAAGATGCAGATTCTTTTAGAAGAAATCTCAATATATATGTTATTTCTGAAGATTTTAATGGGAAGTTAATTAAGACTCCAATAACTATTAAAAACAATTTAAAGACATGGCTAAATCAATTTAAAATGATTAATGACACTATTGATATCTTAGATGCTAAAATTGTCAATTTGGGTATTGAATTTGAATTATTTAGCAGATCTGCAGCAAATAAGTATGCAGCCTTAGAAGGTGCCACATCTACTTTAGAGCAGTTTTACTCATTAAATTATTTTGACATAGGGGAGAGCTTTAATATAACAGAAGTATATCAAATTCTTAATTCAGTTGAAGGTATCACTGATACTACCAGAGTTAAAATTTTAAGAAAAGATACTTTAGATCACTCCAGCACTTTTATGGACATAGAAGAAAATTTAACACCCGATGGCAGAGCTATAAAATGTCCGGCCAATGTAATTTTTGAGATTAAATTTCCAAAACACGATATAAGAGGAACAGTTAAATAATGGCCATTAAAAGATTTGTAGCAACTAAAGATACAACAATTACTAATGCTTTTAAATCAGATTTGTCAACACGTGCGACTGCATCAAATATGGGTGCTTCTGATTCTTTAGAGGTGTTCTCTATATATGGCCAAGCAGCGGAAACGGCAACTAGCGCTAAGACTACGGAATTATCACGAATTTTAGTTCAATTTCCAATGTCAGAAATTTCATCATCTAGGGAAAATGGCGATATTCCTCAAAGCGGAAGTGCACAATTTTATTTAAGAATGTACAATGCAATACATCCATTTACAGTGCCAAAATCTTTTACACTTGTGGTATCTGCACTGACTAAGTCTTGGGAAGAAGGCATTGGTCTAGATATGGAAAGCTATCGAGATAAAACATACGATCAAGAAGGGGCAAATTGGATCAATGCTAGTGCCGGTACTGCTTGGGAAACTCAAGGTGGCGATTATATTACGGATAATGGTAATAGCGATGAGGGCTATATTAGACCCGATGGTCGACCAACGGAATCATCTTCTTCTTTTACTTTAAGTTTTACAGACGGAACAGAAGATTTAGAAATTGATATTACTACATTGGCAGAACAGTGGATTAATACGGGGGGAAGTGGTGATCGCGGCGATGGCGGAAATGCTGATGTTTTAGGTTCTAAAACAGACTATGGAGTTATAATTTCTTTAACTTCCAGCCAAGAAGGATATTTTTCCGGCTCTAATGTCGCAGACAAGTATCCCGGGTATCACGTGATATCTGGAACAAATTATTTTCAGCACCTTGCCGGCGCAACAAAATCATATTATACAAAAAAATTCTTTGCTAGAGGAACGGAATTCTTTTTTAAGAGACCGGTAATAGAAGTTAGATGGGATTCTTCGAAAAAAGATAATAGAGGAAATTTTTATTTGAGCAGCGCGCTAGCCCCTGGGGCAGATAATTTAAATACTTTATATCTTTATAATAATATTCGAGGACAATTAAAAGATATTCCCGGCCTCACTGCGACTGCAGACGGAAAAGAAAAACTTTATGTTAGAATATATTCGAGTTCAAGTTTCAAAAAAGGCGTCGACCAAGCTAAGACTTTGCCTCTTGATGGCGTGGGTGGCGTCACTGTTAATGCTCAAACTGTAATTACAGCATCGAGAATAGAAAAAGGTATTTATTCAGCAACATTTGCATATACAGGAAGCGACCCAAAAATTTATGATGTTTGGTTTACTGAGTCCGCACCGAGCTATAACGGAGTTGGGGCATCGTATACAGAATTATACACTGGTTCGATGATAACAGTTAAGTCTTACAGCGGCAGCATGCCTCATCATAATTTAAACCCATCTTACGTATCCTCAATAACAAACTTAAAACCTGTATATACAGATGAAGAAACCGCTAGATTTAGATTGTATGTGAGACAAAAAGATTGGAATCCAACTATTTACAGCAGAGCATCTACTGATATTGAAAGCGAATATGTTGAAGATGCTTATTATAAAGTTTTTAGAATTAGCGATGATTTAGACGTTATTAAGTATGGTACTGGTAGCGTTAATCACACAAGACTTTCTTATGATATTAGTGGAAATTATTTTGATTTAGACATGTCTTTATTACAAAAAGATTTTGCTTATGGTATTAAGGTTCTTTATAAAGTTAATAAGAAGTATGTAGAACAATCGGAAGTTTTTAAATTTAGGGTAGAATAGCTAGTTATGGCAAATATAAAAGATTTATTTAATAAAACATATTCTTCTGCTAGCTTAGGTACCATAGGAGAAGAAGCAGAATCTTATAGATACATCGAAGCGTGGAAAAAAGATAAAGATAGATTTATTCCAGCAGTCGATTTTTCAAATGCAGGCAATTTTGCAAAATTTGGTTCCGCAGAACAATATTATGAAGATGCAATTTCAAGAATTTATAAGACTTATCCTTATGATGGGTCTTTGTTTGAGAGACTAGATTGGTACAATAGTGCTTCTTATTTTGATATCCACATTTTTGATAATGAATATCCTAGAACAAATGGTTATGTAATATTTTCTGCCCACACCGGCGGCGTAGGTGCCAGCGGTTGGGGAACACAAAATGGTTTATATGATGGTTATGGCGCGCCCGAGACCGGTTCATATGAATATATTTCAATAAAAGGTGGGCCACATACCAGCAAGCGCGTTAAAGGTAAAGATATACAAGATACATCTGGTGATTGGACTGATGGTTATGCTAACATACTTGATCTCGGCAAAAGAAGAGAATCTAATCTAAAAATTGGAGGTACTAAGGGTAATACTGTAGAATTTTGGATGAAAAAAGATGAATTTCTTCCTTCACTTACAAACAAAGAGGTCATATTTGATGTTGCTTTAACTACAAACGGAGGTGCATCAGCTGAAGATTCTGCTCGTTTGACAATTGAAATGTCTGGCGGTCAGGGATATAACGATTCACCATTTTATGTTACTTATATGTCAGGCACAGAAAATGCTGCCGGCTTTGCGACTGCTAGTATTGGAAAAGATATTACAACTGGCAGCATAGCAGATGGCGCATGGCATCATTATGCGTTTACATTCAAAAATGTTTCTTCTAATCTTGAATCAAAATTATATATTGATGGAAAATGCAATCACACAATTACCGGCGCCGTGGAAAATCTTTATAAGGGATCTGCAGTTGCTTCAGAAACGCTAGCTGGGACTGTTGGCTATATTAGCGGCACGCTAACTGGTACAATTGGCGCCTTATGTGCGCATACTGTTGACTCTACTAGAACCGAAGCCGGCCTCGGTTGGGGTAAATTATCTGCTTCAATTGATGATTTTAGATTCTGGAAAACGAAAAGAAGTTCAAAAGATATTAATTTAAATTATTTTAGAGATATTGGAGGTGGAACAAATACTGATTTAGCAAATACTGATTTAGGAATTTATTATAAATTTAATGAAGGGGTAACACAAACTTCTTCTGTAGATCAAACGATTTTAGACTATTCAGGAAGAATTAGTAATGGAACGTTTAATAATTATAAAACAGTTTCCCGAAGCACTGGCTCTGCCATAGTAGAATCTAGCGCCTCCGCAGCAGAATTTAAAGATCCAATTCTATATTCATTTCATCCACGTGTTTCTGCATATGCTGAAGGAAAAAGAAAAATTGGTGTTGAATATGATTATCGCAACAATGCATCGATGTATCATTCGCTTCCTGCATGGATTATAGAGGAAGACGAATATAAAGGCGATCTGACCGCTAAAAAATTAACTCAGATAATGTCAAGTTATTTTGACACTGTTTGGTTGCAAATAGATTCATTAAATAAGTTAAAAAATGAAACGTATTTTAGCAGTAGTTTTAAACCACTTCCGTTCACAAGAAAATTATTAACCGATAAAGGACTCTTTACGCCTGAATTATTTGCAGATGCAACAATTTTAGAGCACATGTTACAACAGAGTCATAACAAAAAATTTGAAGATAAAATTCATAATTTAAAAAACCTAATTTATCAAAACATATATAACAACTTAATTTATATATACAAATCAAAAGGCACGGAAAAGTCATTTAGAAATTTGATTCGATGTTTTGGCGTGGATGATGAATTAATTAAATTCAACATTTATGGTCATGGCATCACATATGATCTTAAAGATAATTTTAGAGATTCTGTTGTAAGAAAAAATTATGTTAATTTTTACACCTCAGATACCAATGATTCTGTTGTTTACCAAATGACAGCTAGTAGTAATTTGAATTCAACATCATTTATGTCAGGGACAATCGATTCAGGCTCTGCGATGACATTTGAAACAGAAGTGCTATTCCCTAAGCAGTTTAAAGTCAATGAGGCTAATTGGATACCAGCTGATTTTGTATCAAGTTCAATTTTTGGCATACATATGCCGGCATCAGAAGTCGGGGATCAAGGGGATACCGCTTGGAATAATCCAGATGCTGCTAACTTTCAAGTGTATGCCGTTAGAAAAACCTTACATGAAGATGTTATAAGCGGAAAAGGTTATACTAAATCTGATGTGAGATTTATGCTTACCAGTTCGCGAAAATCTTTGGCTCTTGAATTAACAAGCTCAACATTTAAAAATGTATATGATAATAGAAAATGGAATTTTGCAGTTAGAGTACTTCCGAAAAGTCATCCTCAATCTTATAAATTGGGTGGTTCACACTTTGCCAATCAAGACTATAAGGTTGAATTTTATGGTGTGAATATTGACAAAGATACAATATTAGAATCATTTTTCGTCACTGGAACAGTTGATAGCTCTCGTGGGGTGACATTCTTAACTAGCTCAAAGCGTCTTTACATCGGCGCTCATAGAACAGATTTCAGTGGAACACTTCAAGCTCCTACTGATATACGAATATCTTCAACTCGCGCTTGGGCAGATTATATTCCAAACGGCGCAATCAATGCACATGCCAGAGATGCATCTAATTTTGGTACTTTAAATGCCTATTGGCACGCATATCCTGGCCAGACAAAGTTAACTGATAATTATATACCACAATTAGAAACCTTAGCACTGCACTGGGATTTTAACCAAGTAACTAGCTCTAACAGCGATGGCTTTTTCGCAGTGCAAGATATTTCATCCGGCTCTGTATATTTAAATGATAGATATGGCACACAAGGTCATTTACTTAAAAAACAACACACTGGCGTTGGATATAATTTTCCTGCGAACACTACAGTTATAACTAAAGAGTTTGTACAAAGCTCAAAGCAATCTTTACCTGAAAACCTACATTCTTCCGATACTATAAAAATATTAGAATCAGAAGCGGACGACGATTTAATATTCACACGAGAAACTAGGCCGATTAGTCACTTTTTTGCTTTTGAAAAAAGCATGTATCAAGTTATTTCAGAGGAAATAATTAATTTCTTTGCGACAATTGTTGATTTTAATAACTTAATTGGAGAACCAGTTAATAGATATCGACAAGATTATAAAGATTTATCTAAATTGAGACAACTTTTCTTTGAAAGAGTTGGTAATACTCCTAATTTAGTAAAATTTATTGATTATTATAAATGGATTGATTCTGCACTAGGTATATTCTTAGAGCAGCTGGTACCTGCATCTGCAGAATTTGGTCAAGGTATTCGAAATATGGTTGAAAGCCATATATTAGAAAGAAATAAATATTGGACCAAATTCCCCACTTTGGAAATAAAATTAGATGACCCTGAAGCACACTTATTTGGCATCAATGAAATGCTTTATAATTGGAAGCAGGGACACGCACCTGTTCCTGCTGTAGCTACCGATCAATCTGATAACTGTTTGTGGTGGAAAGATCGATCTACTAAGGCAGCTCCATATTCTAGTGGAGATTCTAATGTCGACAATAATAGACAAACTATTCAAACAACATATACTAGTAAAAATGTTTCTGGATCCACTTATGCAATAAGAAGATTTTCTCGCCCGTATCGATATAAAGTCGAAAGAAATAAAATAATTCATGGCGGTACTAACTTTTCTGATAATAAAAAACTTGATTATTCGAATGCAATATTTAGAGTTTTTGACAATTCTGATGCGAATAATCACTTACAGGCATCTGCATCTTATTTTAAAACAGGAAGCGTTGATACCTATAGCGGACACATAGCTGTTGATTGTCAAGATGACCCTACTTTAAATACAAAACGCAAATTTGTTTTTAAAGTCGAGGGAGCAAACTCAGAAGCCGGCAAGGGTGAACTTTTATTTCCATTTAATATTCTTACTCAAGATAATGTTGATCAAAAACTTGATAGCAATCAAGGTCCAGCTAATGCGCGAATAGTTAATTTACATCACGATACATACGGATCCGATAAAGAAGTACCAATGCAAGGGCCGTTTACAGAAAAACATGTTGGAGGAAAACAACACAGACACGTTTGGACACATCTTGGCACCGGAAATGATGCTACTAACAGAGAAGAAGGTTGGAGATTGTCGCAATCTGCAACTCCCAGTAATGAATGGTATAAAGTAAGCAATCCGCTTGATTCAGATTTTGGCGGATATGACAATCCTCGTGCTGTATTTTATCGCGACGAAACAGCAAAAAGACCTGTCAACATTAGAAATATTAGACAGACAACAGGTTCTTCAGCCAAAGGATATTATACAAATATAGGAAATTACACTCATGATTATGAGGTAGTTCAAACCCATGGTCGCTCAACTAACAATCGCGCTCTTGTTGAGGATGGGGCAATAAATATAATCGCAGTAGAAGATAATGTATTTAGTGGTCATGTTGGTTTTAACTTACCAGATCGAGATATAGCCGGCACTAATAAGTTTGTGTTTGTTAACAAGTTTTCTGCACCTGGCGGTGCAGAAGTTATGAGCAGAGGATTTTTAGATGTTGAAGCAGAAGAATATTCAGTATATAATGCTTTACCTTGGAGAAATCTTTCTGTCAGAACAGCACTTAAAGAATTATTAACAAACCACACAAAACAATTTGGATATCAAAGTGATATGCAAAATTCTTCAAGCTGGGCTCGCGCTATTGCTGCTGGATTTATTTATCCTGGCGCTTATGATGGCATTTCTGGCGCCGCCTCTGTCTATACGTATGAGGGAACTGCATCTTATCACAAAGTTAATAGGAATACCAAAAAAGTATTAAAGTTTGAAGGGGCATATGGTTCTGCCGGCGGCCTTGGTCACGTTTCAGAAGGTGGTACCGTAATAACAGCATCACAATATGATAATTGGTATGTTAGACATCAAATCCCACAGAGCGATATGCAATATGCATGGATTACTGCATCTGCAGAAAACATTATTGTTGGTTATCAACAACCTGATCATAGTCTTGCTAGCTTTGCCTCTTCTGATGTCTCTGGTGGTTTACGATTTTTAAGTGCTAGTGAATTTGGCACTTTTTATAATCTAGGATTAAATGTGCGCCGTTGGGGTGCAGACAAAAGGCACGGCGCCAGCAATATTATAGATGCTTCTAGACACCACACAGATTTTGCAGGCCTTAATTTTCATATTCTTGAGCCGATTACTAGTTCGGATAACAATGTTGGATGGCCGCTTGGAACTCCTTATATTGGAGATGCAGCACTTACTGACGCCCAATATCTTAATAGACATTTTATTTCGTCTGTTGTTGGAGGATATAGTATAAATGAAGGTGCTCAGCCTTCTGGTAGGGATAGCGGTGTGGCTTTTAATGCGATTATGCTTAATCGAGGCGGTATATATGGATGGCCATCGTGGAAGCAAATACGCACAGGCGAACATCCTGTTGCGCGTTACCAGAGAAAAAATAATAACATTAATTTTCCAGACTATAAACTTCCGAAAGTTGGTCAGACTATAAAAATATTTGATAGATTTATACATTTTACTGAGCCACCAGTTTCTTCTAGATATAGGCCAATGATTCATAGAATAGATACAACAGACAAGAAAGGACTGACTCTAGAACATACATATGGTAACAATTTGGTTTATTTTTCAACACACGATGGCGTCAACGGTGATCTTTTAAATATAGAACATACTTCAATTAACTTAAATTCTGAAATTGGAAAACAATTCTATGAAGATCTTAAGTCGATTTATATTGATAATGAAGTTGAAGTGCTTTCTAGTTTAAAATTTAAAAATTTATTATATAGAGAAACAATATTCCCAAGAGAGCAAAATACGTATTTAAAGAAAGTTCGCGGAAGAACACGATATACTGAAGAGTCAGAGGTTAATGGTGAAGAAAATGATTGGCCACTGTCTGTGGTCACAGAAAATAGTATTAATCGCCGCGTTTTTGCAATTCATCCGAATAAAATTAGAAATTATAGACCACTTAGAACATTCTGGCGTGCCAAAGAAGTCGATCGCATGCGACTTGAAGGTCGATATCAGGCAAGAAATGATTTAGACTTCCTTCAAGTGCCAGGATCAACATGGAATTATAATTCTAGTCCGGGAGCAGCTGGTTATAATGATGTAGGTACATCTTCAGCCGGTTTGAGTGTTTGGCCATTGGACTGTAACTATCCAGGCACAAGTTTGGCTGTTAGCGCGAGAGATCAGATAGCAAATACTAGCTATACTTCTAATTGGCGCTATAGTATGAACCTTCCAACAACTAGTAGCGCCAACTTCAGCCTTACTGCTGAAGCGGACAAAGTTTTTGTGGAGAATGGGGCTTTAGGCACTACTCAGTTTTGGCATTGGTATAATAATGCTTATAGTTATCATCTGAAAGCTTTTGACAATTGGACTGCCGGCAACACATCTGGTTTTCAACCATTGGCAAATTCAGCTTCATTGTGTTATGAGTATCCAAGATTTGACGTGGTCAGTCAAAGTGCAGCAAATGCCAATCATAAAAGTCACATGTGGTGGGCAACATATAGGGCGAACAAGCAAGCTGGCCGAGATCCCTGGTACGATTCATATGATGATTATGCCGAAGATATTAGAGTAATGGGTCAAAATTATTCAGTAATTCCAGAGTTTAGAATTTCTGAGCATATGGATAAATACTTATCAAGCGCTCATGGATTTCACGTGAAAAATAATGAATTTCTTACACTTGAAGGTGCTGATATATTTTCTGCAAGTTCAGATGTGGTTGATGATCAGTTTTATACAACATTTTCTCATACTGAGTTTATGAAGTATTATAAGGCAATCAAAAGTGATCACGATGGGATTGCAAAACCAAAAATGTTTAAATTAACTTGTAAGGGTATTAAAAAACTATTACCATACAATGGCTTTTATCCCATGTTAAGAACTGTACAACTTGGAGCTATGTTATCTCAATCGTTTGGACCGCATATTATAGCTACGACCGGCTCTGGTATCGATCCTGATACATTGGGCACTCGAAAATTGGGCACTATAAATCAAAATATACCAGCAGAATGGCGCGCCGAAGGTTTGCAAGCTTTCTTAGATCTTTTTTATGCACCGGGTATAATGTATAATACAATAAAATCTGGTATCGCTGTTGATTATCCCGCATTAACTGGCACTATAATACCTGCAGGTGATAATAAATATACGAATTCAGAGACTTCTTTTGATTATAGACTTTCTTTTGAAAGCTTATTGAATCCGGCGGAAGTTTTACCAATTAGCAGCTCTGATGGTTCATCAAGAATTATTGGAAATGTGACAGCTGAAACTTTACAAGCTGCAGCTCAGCTCGGTCGCACTCATGAGTTTGCTTGGGATGGAGATAGTGATTTTAGATATTCTTTAGCGGCTCATAACTTTTTTGGAGAAATACCTAAATTTTTCTTAGAAAAGGAAGTTTTTACTTCTTTTGTGTCCACGCCTCAACATAAGTGTGATTTAATATTTCAATCTGGTACGACATATTATATGGATGTAGACATGTATAAAACTAAAGATTTTATTATGTATGAAGGTCCATCTAAATTTGCTGTTAATGGTGGTGACGGCTCGCCGCAAGGAACATGGCATGGTGCTACAACTGATAAGGCACCCTATACTATACATGCACGTGGCGCGCCCTATGGATTCCCAACTCAAATTCAAGATACATTGGGTAGTGAAGCCAACTTCCTAGAACATTATAAAAGTGGAAATGTTGGAGGTGCAGCATATGCGCCATATACACCACCTTATTTTTATGGGAGAGCTACAGCTAGAATGGTATTTAAGCCAGATCAGGCACGTGAAATGTTCGAAAAAGAATCAAGCGAATTTGCTTTTAAAGAAATAATTGATTATTGTAAAAATAACACGCATTATTTCAATTCATATGCTGGCTTAAATGCCGACACTATGAGAGATTCGTTAGTGATGAATGCTCGCCCCCACGGAATGCCAAGCGCTAGTCATGAAAATCTTGCTTTTGTAAATGCAATGCAGCTATCAGCTTCAGTTAATTTGTTCACCAGAACAAGCATTAAAAAAGCTAAATGGGCAGCAATTACAGGCCAAGCACTGGAAGTAGAAGAAAGCCCAGAAGACTCTTTTAATGTGTGGTCAGTAAATAGTAAATTTGAAACGCCAATTTTGAATTATTCCGGAGCTTTAGATTCGAACCTTTATGGCGATAATCGTGTGCCTCATTGTTGTGATGGAGATTTTGCTTCTGGATACAGTACTGCCAAAGTTCCTGCAACCTCTTTTGGCGTTTGGAAAGATTATGGATTAATCCCCAACAACAATGAAGGAATATTTATTGAGTTAAAAGACAGTTTTCGGCCGGCCGCATATAATCCTAAAACTGGTTCATTGTTTAAACGTATATTTGGCTCGGAGGGGAAGGGCGGTAAGAAGAAACAATTAGGACGATTGGCCGACTCTAAAGAAATTTCTGAAGCGGTAATTGCAATGCCTTATCGCGTAGTTGGAAACAAGAGAGAATTTATTTCCATTATAAAAGAAAAAGCTAATATTAATTTATTGCGCGAAATAACAACTTTAGACCCTGCAGGGCTTCTTGGGGCCGACCTATCTGCAGAAGCCTTTGAAGTTGCGACTAATATATTTGGCCAATCAATTTGGGGCATGTGTCAAAAAATAGGAAAATATATTATACCACCACAATTTGATTGGATTAATAACAATAGCACAACACCCTATGCTATGTAT